CGCCGCATAGCCGCCATCCGCACTGTCCAGGTGCTCGATGTCGGCGCTGAAGACGGCCTGGACCGCCTTCGCATTCGCCACCGTGTCGCTGCGGGTGGTGAAGTTGTTCTCGACGTGGACCCAGACCGACCCTTTCGCGGCCGCATCGAGGCCCTGGACGTTCGTGACGGCCGTCAGGGAAGTTCCGGACCCCGAGGAGTCCCAGGCGTTGCCTACGACGAAGCCAGCGTTCGTCAGCTCGGTGCTGACGCGCTTGACCGCCGCGCCCGTGTTCCCGGTGCCTGCCGAGACGACCTGAGTCAGCCCCGGTGCGGTCGCGTCGGCAAAGCCGTGCCACTGCACCTGGGCGATTCCGCGCGAGGCGTAGGCCGCCGCCATGCCATGGAAGACGTTGTTCGTCTGGTGGGTGACGTCCGCCAGCGCTGAGGCCGAGTCCCGGTGCGCCCCGGCCACCATGAGCAGCGCGCCCCGGCGCTTCTGCCAGTGTGCGAAGGCCATCTGCTCCGAGTACTGGTCCGCGACCGGGTGCGGGGCCTCGATCACGAAGTCGATCGGCGCGGAGAGGTCGAACAGGTAGAAACCCCAGCCACGCAGGTCGGTCGGCGGCGCGGAGTAGGCCAGCGCGAAGGACCGCTTGCTGACCGCCTCGACGCCGGTGACGACGGTGAAGCCCAGCGGGGTGAGCAGTGTGGCGGCGTCGGCCGAGGAGGTGACCATCTTCCCGAGCCCGGCCAGCGCGTTGGTCAGCTCGGTGCCGGTCGGCTCGCGGTAGCCCTGCACGGCGGAGAAGGGCGCCACGAAGTTGTTCAGCAGCGCGAGCACGTCGGTGCCCTGGGGCGGGATCAGCGCGGCAGCCGCGTTGGCGGTCAGGCTGGCGTTGTGGATTCCGTCTTCCATGTGCGTCAGCCGGGGCGCGTTGATCGGGGTGTTGCCGGACTCGCCGTCCACCCAGGTCTGCGGGTCGTAAATCGGGGTGCTCATGGCGTAGCCACTCCTGGGTAGACGTTGAAACCGGGGAAGACGGCGTCGCCCGGATAGCCGGGCTGCTCCGGGATGGGCGCGGTGCTCGGGCCGGGCGTCGGCACCCGCTCCAGGACCTGGAACCGATACCACCAGCTGCGCGGGATGGGCAGGTTCCAGGTCTGGAAACGGGCGTCCTTGCGGATGTCGCCGTACTGGTCGTAGGGCATCAGGTTCGGGCTCACCGGCGTCAGCGCCGCGCGGTGGTCAATCCCGGAGAACATGCCGCCGTACCAGGGCCGGATGGTCAGCGAGGACACCGTGGCGCCGGGCCGGTAGCTCACCGCCCGCCAGACCAGAGCGTTGCCCGGCTTCTGGACCAGGTTCACGGCGGTGATCTGCGGAAACACCAGTACGCCCGCCGGGTTGTTACGGATCTCGTAGGCCGGGATGAATGTGGTCCCGCCGTCGTTGGAGAAGAACCAGATGATCGGGTCGGCGTAGAGCGAGATGTTGTCGACGTCCCAGACGTCTTTGGTGGCACCCTGCTGCACGACTCGGGCGTAGACGTTCAGGTGCTCGGTGTCCTTCTGCGCGAGCACCTCGCCGTAGGTCAGCGTCCCATTGCGGGTAGCCGAGGCCCACGAGGGATTGTTCACCGCCAGGGAGATCAGCTTCGCGTTCGGGCTCCAGTGGAAGTCCTGAAAGGACGTATCGATGGTGTAGTTCGCCCCGCCCGGCCGCGTTCCACTGTAGACAGAGCCCGCCAGGCCACGCTTCGTGCCCTTCATCAGGTTCACCGCGCTGCCCGCCGCCGTGCCCTGAAGGATGCTGTCGTAGATCACGTAGACCTGGCGTCCGGACGTCGAGGCCGCGTTGAACAACTTCGAGTCGGCGAAGACCACGGTGATGTTCTTGTTCAGCGGGATCCCGCCCGGCAGGAAGCCGGTCTGGATGACCGCGCCGTTCTGGACCAGATTCCCCTGTGCGTCGAGGTAGATCCCGTTGTCGAAGTCGAGGCAGGCCACTAGGCCGCGCCGCCCAGCAGGATCGACCTGGCCCGCTGTGCCCGCGATCGCGCGCACCCGGAAGGTCAGGTTGCCGTTCCACTGCTCGGTGTCGGTCCAGAAGACCGCGTTGTCCGAGCTGGCCACCAACGTCGCGCCGAGGTCGTCGCGGTTGGCGGTTTCGGGGTTGTTCGTGGTGTCCCAGGTGGCCGTGGGCGTCGTGGTGGCGTTCGAGGAGGCGACGTTCCACTGCCGCCCAGCAGAGTCCTTCCAGGACTGCTGGACGGTGGTGTCGATCCAGGCGCCATTGCCCTTGCGCGGCATGCCTGCGATGGTCGAGCCCGGGATCCGGCCGTAAGGCGCGGGCGTCCAACTGAACTTGGTGAACTTCTGGTTCAGGTGCCCCTTGATGCCCTTGGTGGGCAGCGCGCCGAAGTTGTGCGTCCGGGTCGACTTCCAGACCCCGTTGACCCAGAACATCATCGCGTACTGGTCGTACGGGCTGCCGGTCGGATCGAGCTTGTCCGGCGGCACGTAGTCGGCCGGGAGGAAATCCACGCGGATGACGTCGCCTGCCTGCACGGTGTACGCGGTGTTGTTCGAGGTGAGCACGAGCCCGCGCGAGGCCGGGATGTCCGCGCCGAACAGGGCCAGCGCGCCGGTCTCGGTGATGAAGAAAGGGTCCAGCCGCAACAGCGCGAAGGTGCCCGGCGTGGCGCTGCCCATCGTGCCCATGGTGACCTGGAGCGTGCCCCAGGGGCTGCCGGTGTCCACCCAGTCGGTCTGCCCATCGGCGGTCACCGTGGCGGCCGCCGAGACGATGTCCAGGCTTTGCTCGTTCCCGCTGCCGTCGACCGGCCACTGCCAGAGCTGGCCGCTGTCGAGCGCGGGCAGCGTCGTGGCATTGGGGCCGCTGAAGGTCGTGTTCAGCCCCTGGGTGTTGTAACCGCTGCTGGCGAAGTCGCTCCAGAGCCACGGCGCCGGGTTGACGCCCTCGCCGATGGTGTAGCTGGCGTACCACTCGGCGATCTGGCCCGCCTTCAGCTGGGCCTCGGCGTCGGCCAGCACACGCCCGTCGGCGGCGTTGACCAGCTGCACCGACAGGGGCAGCGAGAGGTCCGCGTCCGCGATCGCTCGGGCTGCGACGTGCACGCGGCCACCTAGCGGCAGGGGGATCGCCTTCGAGCTGATGCCGCCCACTTCGCTGGGGATCTGGGTGCCGATCGTCACCGCGCGCCAGGTCGCGTTCAGGCTGGTGATGCCACCCCAGGTGAGGTAGCCCTGGGAGACCCGGCCCCAGGTGAGCGGGGGCTGCGACCGGTTGATCCGCTTCGTCGAGGCCAGCGTGGGTTCCTGGCCGGAGGAGTCGGAGAGCACCGCATCCCCGACCGGCAGCCAGCTGGCGATCTCCGGGTCGGCGAGGTCGGGGTCGGGCAGCAGCTGCTCAGGGTCGCTTTGCTGCGTCGCGAACTGCACAGCAGTGACGACCCGATTGGAGGGGAAGACCTTGCTCTGCACCTGCGCGTAGGCCGCGTCCCCGGCGGTGAGCTGATGGTCCTGCGGCAGGATCCAGTTCCCTCCATCGGCCACATTGGACAGATCGTAGAACAGGTCCACGTACTGGTTGGTGTCGTCGGTGTTCAGGTAGCTCACCTTGAACGCCGCGATCGAGCGCAGGCCGACGAAGTAGCCGACCTTCCTGGTCTGCTGGTAGTTGACCACCTGGTAGTGGTGAACGCCCGTCGACTCCCAGGATGGCGTCGAGCCGGTGGCGTGCATGGGCAGGAACGACCAGGCCCAGTAGGCGTCGGCCACCTTCGCCCGGACCTCGTTGTCGTAGATCACTCGCGCCGTGGTGTTCGACTTCGGAGCCTGCGTCCCGACAATCGCCGTGCGGTTGTTGTCCAGCGACTGGGTGAGGGTGTTGACGACGTAGACGTTGTCCCGCCCGGGAAGCAGCTCGGCCAACCCGGCGGCCGAGGTCGGCGCCGCGCCCGAGGGAACCGACTTCCGCCACTGCTCGGAGGGGAAGACGTTCACGGTCTTGTCGACCGGCCGGTAGACCTCGTAGGCCTGCGGCGAGAGGTTGGTGAACTCCAGCTTCCAGTACTTCGCCCGGGTGGGCGGGAAATACAGGTATCCCTTGCGTAGGACGTAATCCCGTGCGATCGGGTGCCACTCCATGAACGCGTAGCGATCCGGGGCGCCGCCGATGAACGCCGACGGCGAGTTTGCGCTGTAGAAGCTCGGGTGGTAGCGCAGCAGTGCGTTGTCCGTGCGCGGATCGTTCTGTCCCAAGTAGACACTGTTGAGCACATACGGGAACGGGTCGCGCAGGAACTCTTCGACCTCTTCCGGCGTCGGCGACGTGTCCGTCTTGAGGATCAGCGCCTGCATCCGCGAGCGGGGCGCGCCGGGGGAGTCACCCAGGAAAGCGCCCACCCGCATGGTCTTCACCGTGCCGAGGGGAACGGTGATCGGCAGCGTTCCGGCGAACTCGCTGCCACCGAAACGAATGGCCAGTCCGAGGGTCGTGCCGTCACTCCAGGCGAGGAAGTTCACCGGCGTCGCCGGGTCGAACCCGACGAAGACTGGAGTCGTGTCGTCGGTGTAGATCGGTGCCCCATCGACATCGACCGAGTCGGTGAGCACCCCACGCGGCGCGGTCTGCGTGGGCACCAGCAGGCTGTCTCCGGCTGTGGTGGTGAGCCGGGGCCCGAGCGGGGTCCAGGTCAGATTGAACTGGTCACAGGAGAATATCGGGCAGTCGTAGGCCTGCGTGCCGTGGCTGAATTTGAAGTTCAGCTGGCCGCCGAAGGACCACGGTCGCGAAGGGTCGAAGGCGATGCCCGCGTTGCGCAGCTCGACGAAGGCGATCGCGGTGTCGAATGCCGGGTCGTCGAAGTTGAGCACGTTCCCGGTGACGCCTGCGGAGTTGTTCACGCTGGCCACCACCGGCGGCAGCGGGTCCGAATTGGACCGGAAGGCGTTGGTGGGCTCGGAGTCCGACCAGTAGAGGTTGCACGTCGGCCCGTCGTAGAGCGGCTCCAGGTAGAACCGGTCCAGGATCTGCCCGTTCCCATCATCGTCCCGGGCATCCACGTAGAAGTTCACCACCGCCCAGGGGATGGGCTGCGGCTCGCTCTTCCAGACCGTGGTGAGCTGGTTCGCGCCGGTCGTCTCGCCGATCACGTTGGTGGCGGAGTTGACGCGCACCTGGAAGTCCACCGGCGAACCGAACAGGTCCATGGTGGTGGCGAAAGTGTCCCGGACCTCGCCCTGCGCGGGCTGGGTGTAGGGGACATCCGAGAGCTTCCGGATCGAGTAGGACAGCTTGAGGTTGCGGATGGCCAGCGAGTAGGGCACGAGCACGCCCTGGCTGTTCGTCGGCGGCGTGCCGCGCTCGGAGCGCGAGAGCACCAGCCGGAGCAGCTTGGTGGAGATCGGCCGGATCTTGAAGGTGACCGTCCGCCAGTGGCCGGTGAAGCTGTGCTGCGGGTGCAGGTGACCGGTCACCGCGCTGGCGGGCGGCAGCACGGTGGGCACCGAGTCCCGGACGCTGAAGGAGACCGGCGACGGCGAGCCCGGCAGATCCTCCAGGCACGGCGACCAGGCGCCGGTCTGCTCGTCGTAGAACTCGGCGTAGATGTCCTGCGGGAAGGCGGCCGTGTCGAACTCGATCTCGTTGAGCCGCCGGGCGCTGCTCAGCGTCAGTTGCATGACCTCGCGCGCGGTCGAGCTGGCGTCCCGGGACGGGCTGGCCCAGAACCGCTGGGTGTCGACGCTCTGCTGCGCCGAGCCCACGTTGTTCAGCCGGATGCCCTCGACGAGGTTCGACAGCGGCATGCCGCCGACCCAGGCCGGGGCCACCGAGGAGCCGGGGAGCTGCGGGGAGGTCATCGGGCGGCCACCACCGTGTTCACGTTCAGGGAGCTGCGCGCCTGGGCGTAGGGCGCCGAGGTCATCACGCCGTCGGAGACCAGCTGGGTGGCGGCCGCCTGGGCGGCGGTCATCAGCCCGTTCTTGGCCTCGTAGGAACGCGTCGTGCCGTCGCTGTAGAGCACCAGGTCGTCGTCGCCGGGGGTGCGGGTGTCGTCGTCGTTGAGGGTGTAGCTCGTCACGGTCGCCACGTCGCCGTTGAGCGTCCATTCCTCGCCCTGGTAGCCCGAGAACGCCGGGCGAGCCTGCGGGGCTGCCACAGCCGAGCTGAGGAAGCCGAGCGGGTTGGCGTAAGGGTTGTAGTTCAGGTTCGGGTTCGGGGTGACCGAGGAGACGATCTCCCAGTACTCCGAGCTGGCCGAGACGTTCCGGATCTCCACCGGCTGGTGGATGTTCAGGCCCTTGTTGAAGACCGTGAACTGCGTCCCGGCGGGCTTGAAGGTGCCCAGCACCCGCATCAGCTGGAACTGCTCCCAGGTGGCCAGCGGCCGCTTCGGGACCAGCATCCAGTCCGAGCGGGTGCGCTGACTCGTCCGGCCGGTGAACAGCTGCCCGGCGCCCGCCCAGTCGCCCCAGGTGCGCGCGGTCATGCCCTGGTAGTTCCGGACGGAGTTGAGCAGGAAGTTGTAGGTGTAGTTCAGGACGTTCGGCTGGAACCGGCCCGCGTCCTGCTCGTCGATCCACACCCACGACTCGTAGATCTCGCACTCGGCGCCGATCAGCGACTCGGCCATCAGCTTCATGCCGGTGTAGCTGCCACCGTGCGGGATCGAGCGCGCGAACTTGATCAGCCGGTCGCGGTAGCTGGCGTCACGCGAGTGGATGTCGTCCCACTCCGCCGACGAGGCGCCATCGCTGTAGGGGTCGAAGTCACCCGGCAGCAACTCCGCCTGCGTGCGCCGGATGCCGAACAGCGCGCCGTAGAAGCGGTCCAGGTCGAGGAAGTGCATGCCGCTGAAGCTGTTCTGCATCCGGGCCACGGCCAGCTGCTTGCGCAGACCGCCCGCCCCCGAACCGCCCAGCAGCACCTTGAGCAGCTTCATCAGGTGCGAGGTGTCGCGCAGGTCGTAGATCTCCGGGTCGAAGTGCGCGAGGCGCTCACTGGTGATCCGGTCCGGCACGATCGGGTCGGACGCGGTGAAGATGCCCTCGGTGGTGTCCGGCTGGCCAGGCGCCAGCTGCATGGACATCAGGTCGGCGGCGGCCGCCGCGTCGAAGTTCTGGAAGAAGGATGGGTTCTCGACAAGGGTGTCCGCCATGTCACGCTCCGATCGAGAAAGTGTTCGGGGCCTTGGCGATGATGCGCGAGGAGTGGAAGACGGGGTACTCGCTGTTGCTGAAGGTGGCGTCGACCGCCCGCCCGCCCGAGGCGTAGACCGACAGCTGGGTGTTCGCCGTCCACGGCGACATCTGCGCCATGGCATAGCTGACTGCGTCATCGGTGGAGGTCAGAAACCGCACATTGTCCACTCCGGGTACATTATGGACAGTCTGGATGACATCGGAAACCTGAAGCGAAGCACCGAAACCGAGGCTGGAGCACAGCGCGGACAGCGCGATGTCGATGTTCGTGTTCACCGCGCTCGTGTCGTAGGCGCGGTCGTAGACGATGGCGAAGTTGAACTTGACCATCCGCCGGAGTCCGCAGTGGGCCTGCGCGTCGGTGCCGACCAGCCGCCACAGCGCGATGTTGTCCTGGACGTCACGCGCGACCCGATTGTAGGTGTAGGTGATCGCGAAGACCGCGTTGTTCGGCGGCACCCGGCTGGTCTGCCAGGACAGCCCGAACAGGGAACTGGGGCTCATCCCGAAGGCGTCCTCGCGCTGGGTGATCCAGTAGTCCGCGCCCTCGGTGTAGGTGACGCCATTGATCACCAGGGTGTCCGGCACCGCGAGCACCGGGCCGTAGGCCAGCGGGATGAAGATGTTCCCGACCGGCGGTACGGGCGTGGCCGCGCTGGCCTGGGAGAAGGCCTGGTTGTAGTAGGGGTCGTTGAACCCGGCGGTGAACAGCCGGGAGTTCGAGAAGCTCACCGTCTGCGTGGCGACGTCGGCAATCGTGCCGTTAATCCACACGTCGACCCGGTTGTTGATCCCGCCCTTGGCGAAGCGGGTGTTGCCCGGGTCGTTGCGCGAGGACTTCGGCACGTACTCGAAGTCGAGGTCGTAGATCCCGTCCGGCATGCCGGAGAGCGCGGTCAGGGTCGCCGTCGCGTTGCCGCCAGTGGTCGGGTTCGAGGGAGTGAAGGCGAAGTTCGTGCCCTGGGTGAGCAGGTTCCCCGCGTCGATGTCGGCGCCGCAGTAGACGTTGTCCGGGAAGATGTAGGCCGCCCGGGGCACCGTGCTCGACGCCGAGCCGCTGACCAGCTGGATCTGCTCCCGGTAGCGCTTAGAGGACCCGAGGACGTTCACCTGCGTCACGGCGCGGGTGTTCGGCATCGTGGGATCCTGGGGCGTAGCCAGCGCGATCGCCTGGTACATGCTCTGGGTGCCCGCCAGCGAGCGGAAGACGGTGTTCCGGAAGCGGGTGCGCAGGTCGGCATCCGACTCCTGGTTCGACCCGCCGGACAGCGGGCCCGCGTTCACCACCTTGGCGATGCCGGACACGGCCGTGGCCACGGTGACCAGCATCCCGGCCGCGACGTTGCCGCTCGTGCCCGCTACGACGGCCTGGACCGGCACGTCGGCGGTCAACTGGCCCGGGTTCATCACGGCGGAGACGGTGGTCTGCGCGTAGATGATCGGGTTCGTCTGGGCGACCACCTGCGTACCGGGAGGGATCACCAGCGCCGTGGTGGCCGCGAACTGATCATTCGGCCGGGTGAAGGTGACCACGCCCTGCGCCCGGGATGAGGGGATCCGGACGATGCCGAAGAGCGCGCAGAAGTCGTCGAGGTCGCCGCCGGACTTCGAGTCGATGTCGTACTGGTACTGGATCAGGTGCGAGTCCGAGTAGGCCTCGGCGATCGATTCCGAGACCGTATCGATGATCTTGCGAGCCACCGTGCCGACGGAGACGTCCAGATCCGGCTCGGCGGCATTGAGCGCCGCGACCATCTTGGCCGCGATGTCGCCGGTCGAGGTCATCCGCGCTCCCCTTCAGCTCGGTTGTTCGGCCACTGTCGGTGATCGGATGGCGAGTCCGGAGGACGGTTGTAGTCGGCCGGGCAGGGCAGTTCCCGCCGCTCGTGCCCGACCGGAGCCCCGTCGATGGTCAGGCGCTCGACCTCGGGCCGGTGACCGGTGAAGGCGATCCCCCACAGCTTGCGGAGCGCCTGCCAGTCCGGGTAGAGGTCGCACGCCCAGCACTCGCCGGGCTCGTGCAGGATCCGGGCGTCGCAGTGCGGCGCGAACGCGCGACCCTCCTCTAGCACGCGCCGGGCCTCGGCCAGTTCCGCAGGCGGCAGTCGCGTGCCGGGCGGCAGAGCGCCGGGAGCCGGGCCCAGGGGCGCCTCCGGCGGCTCGTACGCCGTGCTGGCGCCGCTCGGGGTCTTCGGGCCGGTGGTCGGCCGCTGCCTGGGCTGCTCGGAGCGCGGGATGCCGCGCTTTTTGAAGAGGCTCATGAGGGAGTTACCTGCCGGGAGATGGTCACCGTCTCGCGCGAGAGGGTGGTCAGGGTCGCCGTGATGTAGATCGTGTCGAGCACGGACCGGGCGGCCACGTTGTCGACGGACTGGACGACATCGGAGGTGTCGTAGCGGCCCTGCACGTCGACCACGGTGTCCCGGATGACCTCGTTCTGCTGGATGACCAGGTAGTTCTGGAGGACCCGGTTCACCTCGGCGCGGACCAGCTGCATGATGTCCGCCGAGAGGACCTGGCCCAGGTAGGCCTGCACGATCGAGCCGTAGGTGGGGTGGAAGCGGTCGGTCCCGTACTCCTCGGTCAGCCCGAGGGTCAGGTCCTGCTTGATCCGCTGGGCCCCCGAGTACGTCAGGTAGCCGCCGTTCGTCCCGATGGCGAGGTCGCCATTGACGAGGGCGAGCGTCTTCATGGCGTACCTCCTTCCCGGCTACTAGTTGGGGCCGAGGCGATGGCGCCGGACAGGCTCACGGAGGGGTCAGGCCGACGTCCTTCACGCTGAGGAAGCGGCCCTGCGCTCCGTAGAAGGTGATCGAGGCCGAGCTGGACCCGGAGTTGGCCGCGATGCCGAAGGCCCGGGTCTCGTTCGCCGTCGCGTCGAAGGTGGCCGTCAGAGTGATGACCTCCTGGGTGGCGTTGTAGACCCGGATGCCCGAGCCGCGCAGGCTGGGCGAGGAGGCGGCCACCGAGCCCACGGCCGAGACCAGGGAGGCCTGTCCGTTCGGCGGCCCGGCGGCCAGCGAACCCGCCTGGTTGCAGTGCCACACGATCTCGTAGGAACGCCCGGCCACCACGGGCACACTCAGCGACTCCATGAGGATCGACGCGGTGTTGACGATGGTGATGTCCGACGGCCAGCGGACGATCTTCAGCAGACCGCGCGGCAGGGCGTTGACCTGGGCCTGGAGTGCGGTGAAGCTCGGCGGAATGCGTTCTACCCAGGCGGTGCCGTTGTAGTACCACATCGAGTAGGAATCGAGCTGGTACACGGCCAGGTTCTGGAAGGGGTTCCGGATCGCCAACCGCTCAGCGGCGTTACCCACCGTGAGCACGGGGTTGACCACGTCACCGTCGATAATCGCGGCGAAGGTCCAGTCGCTCCCGTACGCACGGTCCACGATCCACCGTTCGCCGGGCATCGGTGGCAGCGCGTGCGCCCTGAGGACGTCCCTGGCGACCGGGAAGCGGCCGCCGGTGTGGTCGCTCCGGACATAGGCCGTGTTGCCGTCCACGGACAGCACGGTGACCGCCTGGCTGCTCAGGCCCTGGATGGGTGCGGCGCCGGTCACGAGGCACCTCGCGGGGTCTTGTCGGCTGGTTCGAGGTCCTGGCGGACGACGTTGTAGCGCTTCCCGCCCAGCGGCAGGAGGCCGAACACGTCGTTGCTCTTCTGGCTGATCCGGCTCGGCGCGCACACGCTCGCGCTGGTCCGGAAGTAGCCGTCCTCGCCCAGCTTGAAGCTGTGGTTGACCTCGGTGATGTAGGCCTGGAAGTTGAACTCCGGCAGCCGCAGGATCATGCCGGGCCACAGCTCGGGCATCCAGGTCATCGGGATGTTCGCCGAGAACTGGTCGGCCCACTTGCGCATGAACAGGAACAGGGCCAGGAAGAACTCCGGCAGGCCCTGCTTGACCGTGGGCAGCGTGACCGTGTTCGGCCGGGCGCCGAAGCGGCCGAGGAACTCGTCCAGGAACTGCTGGCTGGCGTCCTGGCCGAAGATCGCCCGGAAGATCTGCGGGAACTCCATGCTGGCGATGCCCGAACTGGTCAGCTGCCAGGCGTACCCGCTGTTCGAGCCGTTGGCGAAGGTCTGCCCGGAGGTGTTGATCGAGTTGGTGATACCGGCCGGTACGCCGATCACGTACTGATGAGTAACCGTCTGGAGGTCCGACCAAGTGACCGTGAAGTCCATCAGCTCGATCGAGCGGACATCCATCTTGGCCGAGATGCCCCAGAGGTCGAAGTAGTCCGGGAACCAGGCCATGAAGTCGCCGTTGGGCGCCGAGCACCAGGACCGCATCGAGGCGGCCATGAGGTTGCCGAGGAAGGGCAGGATCGGCTGGTCGTTCATCAGTGCGCGCGGGCCCACCAGGATCTGCCCGGCCAGGTCCGGCACGTAGCCCCAGCTGTAGACGTTGATCAAGGCGTTGAACACGTCGAGCGCCGAGGTGTCGCTGCCGCTGCCCTGCGAGGCGTCGACCGCCGAGCCGTCCGCCTGGAACTCGTTGGGGTCGGTGACGTTCGCCGAGTAGCCCAGCTTGCTCTGGATGAACTGGGCCGCCGCCGGGGTAGTGGCCGCGTCGGAGTAGTTCACGCCGCTGATCAGGCCGCCGTCGGTGAAGCCGTTGGCCTTGACGATCGAGACCTGCTTCTCCAGCGGGATCCCGTCGGTGTGCGCCCCGGCGGAGTAGCCGTTGCCCAGCGACACCTCGACATGACCGGTACCGACGAACAGCAGCGCGCCCTTGATCTGCTTGGCCATGTCCGCCGGGATGATCGTGCACTTGGGTCGTTCACTGGACACCGTCGAGCGCGGGGTGACCCAGGGCTTGCCGACCGCCCGGAAGTAGGCGACGTCCACAAAGGACGAACAATCGAGCACCTTCGGGTCCGGCGAGTTGTACGGGTCATCGCCACCAAGCTGGTACCGGATGTGCCCCGGCGAGTTGCTCTTGATCAGGTTGTAGGCCTGCGCGGCCACGTTCCGGCCGGTGGCGCCCTGCGGCTTACCGACGGCGGTCGACGAGCCGATCGTGTTGCCCGCGCCCGAGCCGACGATAGCGTTGCCCGCCTCGGTCGAGGTGTTCCGGATCGCCGTTACGATCGCTTCGGCGGGCGCCTGCTGCTTGGCGTAGCGATCCGGGAAAGCACTGCGCTGGACGGCCTGGCAGGTCAGCCCGAAGTCGGCGGTCTTGTAGTTCGGGACCTTCACCAGCCGGTCGAAGAAGCTGCCCGCCGCGTGCGCGACGTCCGTGCACTCCGCCACGGTGCCCCAGCCCTGGCTGGGCCGCTGCTGGAAGACACCCACCGAGTCGCGGTCGCCGCCGGAGAGGTTCTTCAGCCGGGACTCCACGATGCCGGTCGCGATGCCCTGGGCGGCAGCGCGCGGCTCCAGCCCGCGATCGGCGGCCACGTTGTAGATGATCGAGGCGTTCTTCGCCTGGTCGGCGTCGAGCGCCATCCCGCCGTAGGTGCCCGGCCCGACCTGACCGTGTGCCAGGCTGCCGCCCGAGAGCCCCGAGCCGCCAGAGAGCCCGTTGCCCATCGAGCCGATGAGGTTCGAGTAGTCACTGGCCTTGATGATCTCGTCGCCGACCTGGGTGGCGAAGGTGAACCAGTCGTCCGGGATCGCTCCGATGTGGACCTTCTCTTTCGGCCAGCGCACCACCTCCTCCAAGATGCTCAGCGTGAGATCCCGCATCCCGCCGTCGCCGGTGGGCTGACCGGCGTTCGCCTGTTGGTCGCTGGCGATGCCCGCCGTGGCCGAGCCGACCTTCTGGATCAGGTTCGCCGACTCCTGGGCGCCGGAGTCCCAGTACCAGTACTGGAGCCGCTTGAGGGTGCAGCTGGCCGAGAGGTCGAGTACGCGCGGCCAGACGGAGAAGACCGGGCCGTTGTTCATGTACCCGGAGAACACCCGTAGCGGTGCGCCGATGCGCTGCATCGAGACGACGATCCGGTCCATCGGGCGGATCAGCCCGTCGTACTTCCGCTGGGTGTTCTGGAGCTGAAAGGTGAAGGTGTGCACGCCCTCGGTGCGCAGCTTCATGTCGCCGCCGGTGAGATCCTCGGAGATGTCGATGACCTGCTCGGCGCCCTTCTTGTTGATTACCGAGATGAAGGCGTAGACCCGGGGTTGGTAGATCAGCGTCGACATGCGATCACCTCGGCCCGTGCACTGGCGAAGTGACGTCGGTTGCCGGGGTCGGGACCAGGGTGGGCGCGGCGTCGTAGAACGAGTTGCCGGTGGCGTTCGGGTCGTTCGTGCTCGCCGAGGCCGGGTAGAAGAACTTCGCCGCGTCATCGGCCGCCGTCGAGCCCAGGACGACGCCGGAGACCGCCGGGGCGCTGGTGTCCAGCGGATCGGTCACCGAGTCGAAGGTGATCTGGGGCATGAACAGCATCGAGCCGGTCTGATCCTGGTCAGCCACGCCGCCGGTCGGCACGCCCTGGCGCAGGAAGTTGCGTGCCGGGATGTTCACCGTCATGGCCACTGAGCCGGTGTCGACCACCGCGAGCATGTAGCCCATGAGGTACCTGTTCAGCAGCCTGAGTTGCGGATAGCCCTTCATCAGGAACGTCACCGAGAACGGGTCGACGGCGCGCTGGTGTGGATAGAAGGCGCGGTTTTTGCGCGCGGCAGATTCGGTGGCGATCACCGAAAACCCATGCGACACACCGTAAGCCCACGTTTTGAAAGCGTAGTTCACCCCGCTCTTGCTGTACGAGAGCGTGCAGTTGGTCTGGGTGCCGACGACCTGAGTGGGCATCACTCACGCTCCGGCGTGTCCAGCGGGGAGAACGTCGGGTAGAGGTAGGTCTCCAAATCGGACTGGGTGAGGTCGTGCACGAGACCGAAGCGCGAGAAGGCGAACCCGGCAGCCGCCGGGCGCACCGGCGTCTCGGCGGGCGGGACCGGCAGGGAGACGATCGCGTCGGATCCCCAGGAACCGTTGCTATCCATCAGCTTCCTCCCTGCTGGCCTTGGCCGCTCTGCGCACTCGCGCCGGGGATCGTGCCGGTGACCGAGTTCTGGTACTGCTGGAGGACGTAGCTGTGGATGTCGGCCGCGCCCTTGCTCTGGAGGTAGCTCGCCAGGTCGGCCGCCGTCATGAGGCCGTTGTACGGCCCGCGCTTCCAGCCCAGCCCCTTCGAGAGCCGGTCGATAAAGGCGTTCTGGGCCACCTGCGCGAGCTTGCCGGTGTTGTCCTGCACGATGAACAGCGTCAGCGTGTAGCCGTAGGAGAACTTGCCGGTGGTGTGCGACACCGTCGACTCGCCCTCGATTTCGCGCAGGCTCTTGATATAGACGTTGAAGTCCCAGTCGTGCACCGGCAGGCCGCGCCGGGACGGACTGCTTTCGTCGTTGTAGAGGAAGCGCAGCGTGGGGTGCATTGGCGTCGGGTCGGTGCCGGTCAGCTGGGCCATCGTCGGCCGGGCGCTCTGCTTGTCCACAAGCTTGCCCACAGCTGTGGAAAAGTCTTCGGCCAGCTGCCAGGACTCGCGGCGGTTCGCCCGATCCTGGCCGAAGAGACCCCGGATGGTCATGTCGCCGAAGGTCACGCCGTGCACCTGCACGACGCGGCCGCCGACGGTCTGGGTGACGGCGACGTTCATCTTGTAGGGGATCGACACCTGAGAGGGATCGATCCGGAACCGGATGCCGCCGAGGCTCGCGCTGCCCATCACTTCGGTCCCGTCGACTGTGGGGATGGGCGCCCGGCGGCGGCGGAGTTGTCCAGGTCCACGTTGCCGGTCGTGTTGACCTGGAACAGCCGCTGCGCCTCGGGGGAGAGCGAGAGCGTGATCGAGCCGCCGCCGGTGTTCTCCTTCGCGCCGTCGTCAGCGGTGCCCGCGCCGATCTCGGAGGCCACCTTGTCGTAGTCCGAGCCCTGCCAGTCGTTCTGATCGGAGGTGACGCGCGCGCCCGTGCTTCCGGCGATGTCCTTGACCTGACGGTTGTTCAGGTCCTTATTGGACGAAACGATGGACGCCTGTCCCGAGGACAGTTGGTCGGAGAAGTTGCGGATGGCCTCGCCGAAGGTGACCGCCTTGTCGCCGTTCTTCGTCTTGACCTTGAAACGGATGTTCGGGTCGCTGCCGTACTCGGAGATCAGCTTCTCGATCACCGGGTCCGACTTGCCGGTGCCCTTGGTCAGCTCGTTGTAGTAGTCGGAGTTGATCTGGAGTGTGTAGCCCTGATTCGTCTGGTCGCCGTTGAACAGGTTTGACCACATGCCCGCGTCGTCCTGCATCCCCTGCCCGCGCAGGTGTTGCTGCCACGCGAAACCACCCCAGCCGCTGCCCTGGCTGCCCGCGTTGTCCTTCTGATCGCCCTTCTTCGCCGCGCGGTCGCCCGCCGAGATGTTCTTCGGCGTCATCGAGTCCTGGAGCCCGGCGGCCTGGCTTCCGGGGTTGTTCCCGGTCTGGTAGTTCACGATGTACTGCGCGATCGCCGAGTCGCTGGCGTTGGCCATGCTCGGGTCGATCTGGCTCACGATGTTGCGTGCCACCGTGATGTCGTAGCCGTTGCTGGCCATCAGGCTGCTCGCCACGTTGGCCATCAGGTTCGAGTCCCCGGCGACCTTCTGCCGCCCGCCCTGCTGGTCGATCAGGTTGTTCAGGTTGCTCAGGTTGCCCTGGCCCAGCGAGCGCATGTACATGTCCGAGCGCTTCCCCAGCGCCTGCATGGTCAAGCCTGGGTTCGTCTGTCCGGCCGCCTCCAGCTGGCTCGGGGTCATCCCCATGGCCGCCGCCATCTGGTACTTCGAGGTCGGGTCGTTCAGCACCGAGAGCGGGTTCGCGCCCGCCAGCAGCCGCCCGCCGGAGCCCACCATGTTAGTGGCGGCCTCGGCCAGCGCGCCGGACCCGGCGCCGCCGGATGCCTGGAGCGCGGCGGAGTACGTCTCGGCGAAGGCCTGCCGCATCACCTGGGCGGACTGGCCGGTGCGCACGGCGGTCTTGGTGACGTTCTGAAGCTCGCGGGAGAGGCCCTGGAGGCTGGACTGGGCGTACTTCGCCGACAGCGCGATCAGCTGCATGGACTCGTCCTGGCCCATGCCCATGGTGCGGTAGTTCGCGCTGGCGAAGTCCAGCGCGCCCGCCCGGCGGTCGCCGGTGTAGCCCAGGCTCGTGACGCCCTGGAACAGCTGCCGGGCGCTCTCCTCATCGAACCCGCCGGAGGAGAACCGCTGGCCCATCACGTAGCCCTCCTCGGCCATCCGGTTGCCGAGCCCGGAGGTCGAGGCGGAGGACTGGCCGGAGAAGAACTCGGAGAGGTCGCCGATCAGGCCGCCCACGGAGGTCACCGGGTTGCCCCGGTTGTCCATGGAGTTGTTCGAGCCGCCCAGCACGCTCTGGTACCGGGCGTTCTTCGCGCGCTCGTTGGTGAGCCACTCGGCGGCGTCGTTGATGCCCTCGGCCGCCGTGATAGCGGCGCCGATGTAGGGCACCCGCCGCAGGCCCGCGCCGATGCCGCCGTGCGCGAGCGCCCCGGCGGCCCGGCTCATCATCGCGGCGTTGCGCGCGGTGTGCGCGCTGGCGTGCTGGCCCAGCGAGGGCGTGCCGTAGTTCTGGTGGATGGCGTTCGCCAATCGCGCGTTCATCCGGCTGCCGATGCCGCCGTAGGAGGTGAAGCCGCCGCTGGCCGGGTCGTAGTACCCGCCTCCGTGGCCGCCCCCGCCGTGGCCGTGTCCTCCGCCACCGCCGCCCAGGCCGCCGTTGGCCAGCAGCTGGATCAGGGTATCCATCTGGTCTCGGTCGGTCTGCCGGTCTCGGGCGGTCTGCTCGGTCATCCGGTTCAGGGTCTCGGTGGAGCTGACCTGGAGGTCGCGCATCATCGCCACCGAGGTCTTCAGCTCCGAGGTGATCTCGCGCGCCGCCTGCTGCATCGCCTCGGTGGAGTTCAGCACCGCCTGGAACTGCTCGTTCGTCCCGGTCGCCGCACCCGTGCCGGTGCCCAGCGTCTGCTTGAGCGCCTCGAAGAAATCCTTGTCACCGGAGACCAGCTGGACCTTCAGCGGGTCGTGACCGGACTGGCCCTGGGGGCCCAGCGGAATCCGGCCCTGGGCCAGCATCTCGTCGGCGGAGGTGGACTGCCGGGGGCGGCCGGGCGGCGTCGAGTCGCCGCCGCTGCGGTTCTTCTTCGGCACCTAGAGCCACCCCCCGTCTTCTCCTCCGGCGATGCGCAGTTCCGTGCCGCTGAAGGACCCCGAGGTCATGCTGCCGAGCTGGCGCATCAGCTCCTGGTACTCCGCCATGGCCTCGCTGCCCTTGAACTGCACTCCCGAGTAGTCCACGCCGAGCTTGCCCTGCTCGTTCTCGACGTCGAGCGACTCGGGATCTTCGTCATCAGTTGGGGTCTTGAACCAATCGGCGAACAGGGTCTCCGGCATGAAGCGCTCGGGCTCGTTGCGCGCGACCAGCGCGGCCTTGACGATGAGCAGCTCGCGCTCGGCGTCGCGCCGGAAGCCGCCGAGCCGGTCAATCCAGTCGAGGATCACGATCGAGTTGGCCTGCACGTCGGACAGGTGGCGGCCGGTCAGCAGGCCCTGACGTTGGGCCAACCGCAGTTCTCCCGCCAGCCACGGGTCGACCTCGGTCAGCCCGACGCTTTTCCCATGGCCGCCAGCACGTCGTCCACCTGACGGTCGAGCTTCAGGCACTCGTCGAAGATCCGGTCCAGCACGGGGCGCCGGAGGTTCTCCGAGACCCAGCGGAACCGGTCGTGCAGCGCCGTCTCCTTCGGGTTGCTCACCACCGGCTCGGGCAGCTTCGTCCCGTCGATGTCCACGAGGTAGGCGGCCACCAGCGCGGTCTGGTAGGCGATCTCGGCGGTGAACGTGTTCTGGAAGGGCTCGATGACCTGGCCGATCTGGAGCCGCTCGGTCTGCGTCGGGGTGGCGATTGTGAAGTGGTGGCCGAACAGCTCGAAGGACTTCGTCAGCGCGCCGACGTACAGCAGGCCCTTGAACGGCTGCCGGTACGCGGGATCGAACTCGGGGAGGTCTTCCTCGATGCCCTCGGGCTCCGGCTCTTTCTGGGCCTGTTCCGGGCGCTCATCCGGCCCAGGGAAGGCCGGAGCGCCCGCGAGGGCCGCCAGCTCCTCCTGGGGGTCCGGAGGCAGCTGGAAGGCCGCTGAGGCGGCCGCCTCGTCGGCGAAGAGGTCGGGCATGGAGAGCCTCTCAGAGCGCGGTGCTGTGGGTATAGGCCACGACGATGCCCTTGGCGACGGCCAGCGCGCCCACGGTGATCGTGTCGTTGTCGGCGATGTCGACGACGACGCAGTTGTGGTAGACCTTCCCGCGCGGACGGCGACCGCCGGGCGGCTGGATGATCGTCTGACAGGTCACATAACTCGGGTCGTTGGCCAGGATCTCGTAGATGTCGACGATGTTCTGGGCGCCGCCGAGCCCGGCCAGCTGGTTCCAGATCGGGCCGTCCCACAGCTCGCGGATGGTGAGGTTCAGCGTGCCGCCCGCGAGCACGCGCGAGGTCGCGATCTCGACCGGGTGCCGGGCGCCCAGCGGGTGGATGAACTGGTAGCTCTGGCCCGCGTCGGAGAAGGCGCGCTGGCCGGAGTCCTCCACGCCTTCCAGGAAGGCGATCGGCTGGCCCCGGTAGTTGAAGGTCGAGAAACCCGAGCCGACGACTCGGACCTTGGTGTCGGGCATGCTCCAGGCCCCTTTCAGGCTGGTCGGGCGATCAGGTCAGGGTCTGGTTCAGGTTCGACACGCTGTCCGCGTTCGAGGTGTCGACGGTGAAGCTGACCAGGATGTAGTTCAGAGGCCAGGGCGGCCGGTACGCGAAGCGCACGTCGATCACCGTCGGGTCGCCGGATGGCGGACTCTGCTGGCGCACGGCCAGCGAGTTGTAGTCGATGATCAGGCCGTTGGTGTTCTTCGCGGTCTCCAGCGCGCCCGCGACGACGCTCTTGACCTGGAGCGCGGTCGAGTCGGTGATCGGGATGCCGATCAGGCCCGAGTTCTCCATGGTGTCCTGGAGCAGGTTGTAGAGCCCGTCCTGCACCCGGACCAGCGAGATCTCCCGGGTGAGGATGCCTCCGCCGAAGTCGGTGGTGACGCCGTGCCGCACCCGCAGCCGCCCGGCCCGGTCCGGCTCGACGACGGCCACGCCGCCCTTGGCCAGGGTGTCCTTGTTCGTCGGCGTGAGGGTCTTGAGCACCGAGGCCGTGATGGCCGAGAAGCCCTGGACGGTCTTGTGCGTCAGCGGCATCTGGATGTCCTGGCGCGAGATCACCCCGGCGTAGGCGGCCGCGAGGTAGAAGCCGTCGACCGTGACCGTCTGGTTCAGGACGCCGTTGTAGTACTCCAGCTGGTTCGGGTAGGCCAGGATGATCCGGGACGAGCTGATGCCGGTGGCCAGCGCGGCCACGTTCGCGATCGAGCCCACGTAGCTCTGGTCGAGCCCAGTGATGGCCATCCGCAGGATGCCCTTGTTGGCGTCGGCCGCCAGCGCCGCGTTCAGCGTCGCGAGCATGCCGCCCAGGGCTGCCTGGTCGGTTACCCCGTCGAACAGGGGAACCACCAGGTTCACGTTGATGTTGTTCGCCGACAGCGTCTGGTAGGCGTCGGAGAACTGCTGGGCCACGGTGCCGGTCGCCGGGTCGAGGGCGATGGCGTAGATCTGGTTCGCGCCGTTGAGGATGGCGACCCCGGCGGCGAAGGTGATCGGGCTGGCGAGCGCGCCGGTGGTCGGATCCAGGGCCGGGCCGTAGGTCTCGACGATCGAGGTGTAGTCCTCGAAGAAGTTCAGCGCGTGGTAGCTGGCGTCGGTGTACTGGTAGGTCACCGTGACCTGCGGGTAGGCACTCTCGATCTTGCCGCCGCTGGACTTGGCGATCGTGTTGGTCGAGTTTGCCGTGCCGCCCGTGGTGTTCGTGGTGACCGAGTAGTCGTGGGTGGTCGAGCCGTCGTCGGCCTGGAACAGGTACGGGATGCTCTGGCCGGTCGCGTTGGGGTCCGAGACGTACCCGCGCACCTGGATCGAGGCCGGGTTGATCCCGCGCTTCGTCAGCTGGACCGACGACACGTCGGCGAAGCTGATCGTCTCGGTGAAGGTGTTGTAGCCGACGCCGGACCCGATGATGCAGACGACGGTCGGCGCGACCCCAGCGGTGGCGATCGTGGGGCTCTGACCCGCGTCCACGTACACGCCGGGGTGGCGGTATTGGCTGAAGTCCAGCGATGCGGTCATCGACCCCTCCGGGCAGCAGGTGCTCGTTCGTCAGTTGGGCTGGGCCCCCGGGGAGCTGACAGGATGATCAGGTCCAGTTCGTGCGGTCCCAGTTGCCCGGGGTGCCCGGCGCCGTCGGCGAGCCGGGGCCGGGCCACGGCGGCTCGGGGCTGCCTTCCACGTAGTCGATGAAGGTGACCTTGGCCAGCGGCACCAGCTCGGTGTTGAGCTGGTCGGTCAGGAACTCCCCACGCACGTCGAACCGGCAGGAGATCTCGTAGATGATCTCGTCGGTACCCCAGGGCGTGCCCATCGGCGTGGCGTCGCCCAGCGGTTCGAGGTCATCGAAGTTCGCGTTGACCGCGATCAGGTCATTGCTCTCGATCTTGTCCCGGAAGGTGGCCAGGGCCGGGTTGAACCGTGCGCCGACGAACGCCCGGACGACTTCGTCGAAGAGCCGATCCCGCTCGTAGCTCGACAGCGCGACGATGGTCATTGTCACCGACCCGGAGAAGGTCCAGCGGCTGCACGAGATGACCCGGTCGTTGACCTCGTCCACGGTCTGCTCGACGTGCCCGATCCCGGCGATGCTCAGCTCGGCGTCGTCGGCGTACTGCACCCAGATCCCGGGGTAGTGGGACTGCTCCACCGGGTATTCGATGGACACCAGGGGCTTGTTGTCGCCCCGGAAGTCAGGGTTCGGGTGGGCGTCGGTGAAGACCGACTCCAGCGCCTCGACGACGGCGGCCTTGAGCGGGACGCGGTACATCAGAGCCCTCCTCGGGTCAGGAAGTGCTCCCACTCGGCGGCGTCGGTCGCGTAGACGGTGGTGAGCGGGATGTTCGAGCGGAAGGCCACTCCCGAGAGCGCGGCGTTGAGGAACTGGAGCGCGCGCAGGCCGGGGTGGCGCCAGCGCACGCCGACGTTTCCCGCCGCGATCTGCCCGGCGTTGCCCCTGCCCCAGCCCATGCCGTCCGAGCGGCGGTTGATCCGGCCCGGCGCGCCTGGGTAGCTCGCCACCGTCCAGACGGTCTCCATCTCACCGGTCCACTTGTTCCGGCGGCGGACCTGCTTGCGCTGCCCGATCGGCGCCGCCCGGCGGAAGATGAGTACCTGCGTCCTGCCGTCCTGCGTGGTGCGCATGCGGATCTTCGGGTTCTTGGCCCGGATCTGACCGTCCTCATCGGACACCCACATGGGGATGGTCTTGCCCGCCAGCGACCGCATCGTGCGCGGGCCGGTGCCCTGCTCCATGAACCAGGTCCAGCTGTCCGGGAAGTAGATCCCGAACCAGCCTTCCTCGTAGACCGGCGTCAGGCGGCTGGCCGTGGCGCCGGTGACGCGCGGCATGCTCATCCGGGCCGCGTAGACGGCGTCGATCGCGAGGTAGCGCGTGACGTCCTCGGAGTACCCCTCGGCGCGCATCACCATCCGGTCGGGCGTGCCGGACCCGAGCCGGAGGATCTGCGAGGTGATGGGGGCCATCTCGTCACTTTCTGTATTTGCCACAAGGGTGGCGAGAGCGCTACACTAGTGTCAATTTCGCAGGTCAGAGCCTTTGTCGTTCATTTTCGTTCGCTACTTACAGTCACGCATCCTGTGCCGCCTCGTCCTCCTCCAGGCCGATCGCCCGGCGCAGCTCGCTCCGTGCGTTCTCTCCGATGTTGGGCAGCTCCGCGACTGCCATGACCAGGGCGTTGAGCTTCTGCTGGCTGGCGGCATTCGACCGGCGCGAGGTGTTCGCCGAGAGCCCGACGAGCAGGAACGTGATGATCGTCGTCGGCGTGTTGATCAGCAGGTGCCAGGTATCGGACCAGTCGAACAGCCAGCCGGTGGCAGCCCAAACCACGACCAGCGCGATCTCGAAGGCGAAGAACGCCGGGTGCGAGAACATGGCATCGGCGCGGTCGGCCAGCTTGTCGAAGAGGCCCTTGTCGTTGTCGGCCTCGGTGGGCATCGTCGCCATCAGGAACGCTCCAGGTAGCCGAAGACGGGCGGCCAGGTACGCATGCGGCCGTGCGGGATCAACTCGACGGTGAGGTTCTCGTCGTGCTCGAACCACCAGGTCAGCCACCACTGACCGGGTGTCGGGCGATCGTGGGGGATCCGGATGGCGAGTCGCGCGTGCTCGGGATCGGACCGGACGTTGCCAGGCTGCCACCACGACCCGGAGGGCGTCGTCAGTGAACCCCGGTACCAGCTGGCCACGTCGGTATCGCCGAGGCGCTCGTGACGCAGGCCGTGATCACGATCCCAGGTCGGCGAGAACCAGCGCTTGCCGTCCTCCAGCGCCACCCGATCCGGGATCAACTGGACGACGCGGCCGGTGCCCGGCTCCATGCGGAAGATCAGGGTCTCCATCAGTCGAGCACTCCGTCCGGCGGGATCAGCGGCGCCCGGATGACCTCGAACTCCGGGAAGTGACGGGGGAAGTCGCTATGCGTCGTCAGCAGGGTGTGCAGGCCGACCTTGCTGCCGGGCTCCAGCAGGTAGGCCACCGTGCCGGGCTCCTCCAGCCGCGCCTGCATCCGGGCGTAGGTGATCGCGGCGTCCGCCTGGGCCGGGTGGTCGTAGCCTGAGCGCAGCGTGGTCCGGCGCGGCGCGGCGGGCAGCCGCCAGCGGGAGCCGTCGGCACGGATGATGAAGTCGCCCTCGCGCATCCGGAAGTCCCAGGTGGACTCGACGCTCACCGACTCCGGGTGCACGACGCCCTGCCGGTTGAGCTTCTCGTCCTCGTCGTTGTCGGCCCAGATCGCGGGCCGGACGATGCGCGCGCGATAGCCGCCCTCGAAGGTGGTGCCGAAGCAGTCCGGGCAGCGGTTCACCGAGGGCTGGTTGTAGATCTTGGCCTTGCGGTTCTCGATCGAGCCATCGGTGCCGTAACAGCGCGAGCACCGCGTCACCAGGCCCGCCTCGAAGTCGAGCAGCGACCACATCAGGTAGAAGATCGAGTACTCGCCGATCGAGTACAGCGCCTGGTCGTGCCGGTATCGCTCCTGATCGATCGCCCAGTCCTGCGGCGCCCGGACGTAGAAACGCTCGCCGGTGGCCGCGCTGGGGCTCGGCGGTTGTGGAATGGGCAATGGCATGAGCGACTTCCTCTCAGAAGAATGCGAAGAACCCGCTGGTGTCGGCGGCTGCGGCCCCGGTGACCGGGGTGTTCATCCAGGTGGTGATGGAGGCCGATTCGTCGGAGGCGAAGTACCGGACGTCGTCCACTGTCACGGCACCCGTGCCTTCCAGGGAGATGCCCGCGACATAGAGCGTGCCGGTGTTGGCCAGTGAGCCTGCGTTCGAGACCGTCTGGACCTGGGTGCCGTCCTTGAACAACTTCAGCGTCGTGCCATCGAACGTCAGAGCCACGTGCACCCAGGTTCCGACGGTGAGCGCGCCGTCGTTGGCCGCGACCAAGCCACCGCCGATGCGGGCATCCCCTTGCAGGACGTTGCTGGTGCTGAAGTCGCCACGTTGGGTGTAGATGCCGAAGTCGGTGTTGCCGTTGGACTGCATAGCGCCGAAAGCCAGGTGTGAGCCACCGGCGGGCAGTGCCGATGGCTTGATCCAGCCCATGATCGAGCAGGCCGTACCGCTGACGGCGGTGACCGTGCCGGACGCTCCTGTGGTCGCCGACCCACCGGTGTTCTGGAAGCCAGCGCCGGTGTGCCCGGATGCGGTGTAGCTGCCCGAGGCGACGGTCAGCGTGCGGCCGTTGCCCGAGTCGTCGGCGATCGTCGAGCCGGACCCCGCGTCGAAGCTGTAGGCAGCGATCGGGGCGGCCATCTAGAACCCCTTGGTGAAGGCGATCACGTACCACTTCGCGGCCGTCGCGTTGTAAATCGCACCGAGGAAATCACGCTTGGACGCCGTCGTGGTCAACGTGACCGCGCTGATCGTGGTGCCAAGGGCGAAGGCTGTGTCCAGGGTGATCGTGCGCGAACCGGTGCCATCCTGGATCAGCTCCCAGATGACTCGCTGGCCGTCGGTGGGGTTGGTTGGGTTGCCCAGAGTCCGGTTGCCGCCCAAGGTCACCCGGAAGTGGTTTCCCAGTGCGGCGTTGGTGGCGATTGTGGCGGCGTCGGTCAGGGCGACCGGCGCCCAGGGGACCAAGCCGATGGCAGCGGGCGCGACGACATCCCCCGAGGGCATTTCCTGCATGCTCCCGGAGGCGACGACGAGCGGGCGCCGAGCTGCCATCAGGCCAGCACAACCGGCGGCATGGACTGGAAGTTCAGCGCGGTGGCCGCCGTGGCGAAGCCGACACGCTGGACGACCTGACCGGAGCCGGAGGGCGCCGTGACGGTCGCCGCGCCGGGGGTGGTCGCCGACAGGTACTGCACGCCCGGCGTCAGGCCCGTCACCTGGGTGTCGGTGCCCTCGAAGTAGACCGTGGCCGCCGCACCATTGGACACGGCGGCCAGCACGAAGCCGTGAGCTTCCTTGCCCGTCGTGCTCGCGTCAGCCTTGCGCACCTTGGCGCCGGTGGAGTTCCAGACGTTCACCAGGTCTCCGGCGGCCAGCGCCTCGGAGGCGGTGATGGTCGCGGTGTCGGCTCCGATGCCGGTCGGCATCATGGAGTTGTCGATACGGCCGGTCGCGTCGAGGGCCACGATCTTGCCCGCGTCGCCCGCACCCGCCGATGTCTGGTTCGACACCTTCTCGGTGATCGTCCCGGCGTTGTTGTAGAGGAACTTGTCTCCGGCCATGATCTTCCTTAGATGATCTTGATCGACGGGCTGCGATCGACGAACAGGGATGTCGGGCTGGTGGCCGTGCCCACCTGCGCGATGAACACGGCTCCCGGCGCGGCCGGGAGGGACTGGGTGAGCACGCCGTTGGCGCCGAGGTACACCGGCTGGCCGGGCATCCAGCTCCAGGTGGGCTCGATCATGGGCCCGAACATCAGGGCTTCCAGCTGGGCGCCGGAAGAAGCCGCGCTGGCCGTGATCCACAGCGGCGCGTGCACGTGATCGACGTCGTCGTTGCTGGCGTAGCCCAGCGAACCGTCCGGAGCTGGGGTCACCACACGATGGCCTGACAGCGCGGATGCCGCCGTGCCAGTGGCCCACAGCTGCCGGGCGATCCCGCCGACGCCGCTGTTCTCCAGCAGCGACGAGGCCTGCGCGTCCAGCGGGTAGGCAATGCCGCCCTGAACGCCCGTCCAGAGCCGCGAGGCGCCGTCCGGGCCCAGGAACTCCGGCAGCAGCCCGTGCTCGGTGTACAGCGTGCTCAGGGCGATTGCCTGGCCTTCCAGCGTGGTGATGTCAGCCGGGGTTGTCAGCGCTTGGTCGGCATAGACCACCACGGCGGTACGCGGCGGCGTCAGGATCGGCGCCAGGTCATCGCCGTAGACGTAGGTCGCGCGGTCCTGGGGGAAGCGGTATCGAGTCACCGGCCACCTCAGTACAGACCGGGCCGGTAGAAACGCGGCCGTCCTCTGGTGCCCATGTACCGCACCCCGGCGGGGGAGCGGCCGTACGCGCCACCGGACACCAGCACGGCCGGGCGGCCGAGGCCCATGGAGCGGATCTTGAAGACGTCGAGCTGCTCCTTCAGCTGCTGCTGCTCGTCCTGGAGAACCCGGTCCCAGCGGTCGAAGTAGTCCCGGCGGTCGTGCCGGGTGACCTCGCCGCCCATCAGCAGCGGCTGCTCCACATAGGACCGCCGCAGGTGCTTGAGGATCTCGACGTAGAGCGCCTGCTCCAGCAGCGCGCCCCACTGGGCCAGCGGAAAGGCCGCGCCACCGTCGCCGTCCAGGGTGTAGCTCTGAAACGGCTGCGCGGCGGTGTTCAGGCGCCCGACGGCAAACCGCAGCAGCTGCGCGATCCGGCCCCGGTTGAAGTGGCTCTGCGCGTACACCTGGAGGTTCGGCCCGCCGAGCGGGGAGTCGAACAGGTCCTCGAAGCGGTTCCAGCCCTGCTCGACAACACCCTTCATGCCGTCGGAGAGCACCGCGTAGTCCGGGCTGAACTCGCCGACCTGGATGTGGGTCGTGTAGCTCTCGCCGGTGCCGTCCAGGGTGTAGGACCAAGTGAGCGCGAAGGGGCCGATGGCCGCCGTCTCGTCGGAGGTCAGCTGGATCTCGTAGGCGCCGACCTCGGCGCGGGTGGCCGCGCGGTTGGTGAAGACCGGGGCGCCGGTGTCCTCGCTGGCCATGGTCACCTGGACCAGGTTCGAGTCGGGGTCGCCGATCTGCCCGCGCACATAGACGTGCATGCCCAGCACGGCGGGGTCGTACTGGTTGATCCACAGGCGATCGGACAGGGTCACCGGCTCCTCCTCACAGCTCGAAGATGTCCAGGGTGGTGCCGATGATGAAGCAGCTGCCGCCGCCCTGCGCCGAACCGACGACGGCGGGGTCCTGGCAGCGCAGCTTCACCTGGAAGTTCACGTTCTGCTGGCTCGCGGGCGCCCCGTAGATCAGGCCGTGCATCTGCGACTGGGGCGGGTAGGGAGTGCTCGCGGTGTAGGCCACGCCGAAGCCGTTGCCGTTGAACCGGGCCTCCTGGATGCTCGACGAGTTCGCGAGCAGGTTGATCGTGGCGTAGCGGGCCTGGTCGTTGCCGATGAAGGTCCACTTGTAGAGGACCAGGCACGGGCGGCCGCCGGGGATCAGCGTGTTGACGTTGACGATCGTCGGGGCCGTGGCCACCGAGATCGCCGTGGTGTTCACCTGGGCCGCGTTGCTCGCGCCGCCGAGCCAGCCCTTCGTGCCCTGGCGCAACCAGGAACCGGCCACATTGGACACTGGCTGGTTCCAGACCCACATGATGTTCTGGTCCGCCTGCCAGTACATCCGGCCGTGCTGCGCCGAGCCCAGATTGCTCGGCCGGGCCGCCTGGTTGGCGATCACCTCGATGCCCGGGTGCGCGTCCAGGATCCCGAAGGTCTGGGCGAAGTCGTCCGGAGTGAACGAGTCCGACAGCACAGGCGACATCAGGCCGAGGTTGGGGGTCTTGCTCGCAGTCATCTCTACCTCATGCGCTCACGGGGCGGGGGAAGGCGAAGAGGGGGCCGGGCGGGGAAGGGAGCCCGCCCGGCCTGCCTCGGGGAGCCCTACTTCTTCGCGGTGCTGCTCGACGACGTGGGCTTCGAGGCCGTGGTCTTGCTGGCCGCCGTGCGCGAGCTGGACGAGGTCGACTTGGTCTCGGTCTTGGTCTCGTCCTTCGGGTCCTCGTCGTCACCGGCGGTCGCTTTGGTCGCCGGGGCGGCCACGGGCTTCGAGGTCTCGGCCGCGCCGGGGTCCTCGGTGTCGCCCTGCTCGTTCGTGTTGACCGGCTCGCCGTCGGAACCGACCACGACACCCTGGCCGTACGGGCCGCCCATGCCGTCGGCGTAGGTGCCCGGCGGGCGGCGGTCCGGCTCCTCGTCCGGCACGTCCTCGGCGAGCTTGCGGGCCAGCTTCCGCTGGCGCTCGGCGACGTCCGCGTCCTCGGAGAACACGACATTGTCCGGCGGCACGTCCTCGTCGGCCGCCCGCGCAAGCTGGCGCACCGCGTGCTGACGGGCCTCTTCGAACGCCGGGGAGATGCGGTGGATGTCCACCGGGCCGCCGCCGGTCGTGTCGAGGTGCTCGGTCTGGAACTGCGGGTTCAGGCGCATGCCCTCGCGCCGCAGCGCGTCCAGCGGGTGCTCCTCGTCGGTGGCCGGGTCCTCGGTGGTGTCCGGCTTGCTTTCGGACTTCTCGGTCGGCATTCCGTGCTCCTTCTCTGCTGATCTTCCCGAGGTCCGGGCCCCGAGCTTGTTGGGGACGGGTCAGAGCCCGTTGCGGACGAGGGTCACGCGCATGGTCTTCGTGCGCGGGGTCGCGATCTCGTCGCCGGTGTCCACGCCGACCTCGACCTCCACCGACTTCGGCAGCTCGCCGGGGCCGACCTTCGGCTTCGGCTGCACGAACTCCTGGGGCACGGAACCCTCTTCGGCGGGCAACTGGCCCAGGCTCGCGAGGTTGACGCCCGCGCGGCCCGCCTGCTGGCGCTGCCAGGCGGCCTTGGTCTTGTCGAGCAGGGCCTGGATCTCTTCCTCGGCCTCGATCACCTCGAAGATGCCGAGCATCCGGGCCCGCTGGAAGTTGTGGTTGTCCACCAGCGTGGAGGGGACCGGCAGCACGTCGGCGCCCATCGGGTTCCCGTGCCCTTCCCACTGGAGGAACTCGAAACCCTCCTCGTCCAGGACGGTCGGGCCTGGCTGGTTGTTGCGCACGAACATGGTGCTGGTCATCGGGTACTCCTTCGTCTGGTTCCCTTCGCGAATTGGCAGCGAACCGGCGACCGCTGACAGGCGAAAGCCCCGGTCTCCGCGCGGGAAACCGGGGCTTTCGACAGGTTGATCAGGCGGGTCAGGCCGGGGCCGGGACCGTGATCGGGGCGTTCGAGACCGTCTTCGTGATCGTCGCCAGGCCACGGGGGTTCAGGATGGCCATGCAGACCATCTCGTCGAACACCCAGCCCTTCCAGAACGACTCGACCTGGTGGTTCTCCTCGACGTCGAGCGAGTAGAGCACCGGGAAGACGCCCAGGAAGTTCGGCTCCGGGGTCAGGAAGATCGTGCCCTGCGGGACGATGATCGACCGCTGGATCTGGAACTCGCCGAAGCTGGTGATCGACTCACCGGCGACGACGCGGTCCTTGAAGGCCCAGCCGGTGTCGTTGATCGTCCATTTGTACAGGTCCCGGTAGTCCATCGGGTTGACGAGCAGGCGCGCGGACTGAAGCTCGTGCATGTCGGTCTGGGAGACCGCCGCGTAGAGCGCCGCCGGGGTGAACTGCGTACCGGCCTGGGTCACCCGGTGGTCCGGGGTAACCACGTGGTCGGCGCGGTTGGCGTAGTCGTTCACCGCCGCCTGGAGGATGAGCATGAGCCGCGCATCCTCCTGCTTGAGGATGCTCTGCTTCGTCTCGTCCTGGGCTTGTTCGACCGCGTTGATCCGCAGGTAGACCAGATCTTCCTTGCGGATCGCCGGGAACGATGCGATCCGGTAGAACCGGATCGGCACGCGCTTGCCCTCGAAGGCGTTGATGCGCACTTCGCCTTCGTGGCCGGACATGATGTACGCCTGGCCCAGGTCGTCCCACACGTCGTACTCGACGGGGGTGCCCGGCGTGACCGGGTCCTCCATCAGCACGTTGCGCGTGATGCCCTGGTAGCGCAGCTTCAGCTGGATCGGGCCGACCATGCCGACGCCGAGGCGTCGGATGCCGTTGGTGCCGTCCTGGAGGATCAGGGCCAGCTTCTCGGTCTTCGCCTTGAAGGTGAGCTTGCCCTGCTTCTCCTGGCGCTCGATCAGCTTGGCCACGTAGTCGTCGGACTTGGTCGGCGCGGCCTGCTTCCTCAGGCCGTTCGCCGCCAGACCCGGCGTCTGGACGAGAGCTGCGGTCATCGTTCTGTTCCTTCCTTTGCTCTCGCCAGATCAGGCGACGTCGCTGGCCCAGTTGGGGTCGAGCCCGCCGATGACGATCTTGCTCGCGCTGGTCACCTTCAGGAGACGCGCGACGGGCTTCGCGGTGATGGTGGTCCCGACGGTTCCCGCACCGACGGGGCAGAGCTGACCGCGCTTGGCGCCGGTCGTGTACGCGTACACCAGGGGCGGGAAGGCGGTGCCCGGGTCCGTCCAGGTGGCTGCCGCGTCGAACGCCGGGGCCGCGATCTCGAACTCGGAGTCCGGACCCAGCACCCAGACGGCGCACGGGTTCGGGCCGCCCTGGTTGGTGATCTCGGACTCGATGCCCGGGACGCCCTCCATGAAGGCCGCCAGGCCGTACGGGGTCAGCGGGCCGGTGGTGCCGTCGCCGACGAGCGTGACCGAGTCGCCGATGGTCTTGGCCATCGCCATGCCCGCGTAGATCGGCACGGCCGGGGCCGCGATCCACGCCGGGTCCAGGAACACGGCCTTCGGGGTGCTCTGGGAGAACGCGTACAGCGGCTTCAGCGTGCGCTTGGCCCAGGAGTTGGCCAGCGTGGTCCTCAGCATGTGTCTTTCCCTCCTCCAGCAAGAGGTTCTTTGGTGGAGGGCTCCCCGCCGCCGGGTTGCGTCCCTCTCTTCACAAATTGGCGGTGTTCCGCTCGGGGGTTGAACAGGCTAATGACGTGGAAAGGCCCCGAACTCGGGGGAATTCGGGGCCTTCCGGATGAGCCTACCGCGTCACATGAAGATGCCCTCGGCGTCGTCGTCGAACGCGGGAGCGGAGCCACCGCCGACCATCGAGGGAGCCTGGCGGCCGGAGGCCGACTTCGGCACCAGCCGCTGGTTGCGTGCGGCGTCGCTGCCCGCCTGCTTCTTCACGACGGCGTCCAGCGTCGCGATTTGGTTCTCGATGTCCTGGATCGAGAGGGACGCGTCCTTCTCGATGCGCCCGGCGATCTCGAAGTCCGGCGACACCGCACCCTCGCTGGCGGTCGCGATGCCCGCCCGCATCTGGAGCCGGGCCAGCCGGATGGACGCCATGGTGCGCAGCGCGGCGTCGTCGGCGATCTCCTTGGCCGACTTCTGCACCGAGCCGGTGGTCCGCTGCGGCGCCATGAACGGCTGCATCGGGAAGGCCGTCTGCGGGTTCATCGGATCGCCCACGCGGACGTCGGTGTCGGTCCTGGTCTCGCTCAGCGGCCGCTGGGTCTGCGTGCCGTCGACCGGCTGCGTGACGTCGACCAGCTGCTTCACCGCCGGGGCGGGGACATCCTCGCCCGGGGTGTAGTTCGTGGTGGTCACGTCGGCCGCCACATCCTGGGTCGAGCCCGGGACCAGACCCGGCGCCTGCACGTCGGCGAACGCCTCCGGCGTGTTGACCTCCTGCGTGGTCTGTGTCGGCGGACCGGCGGGCGGCTCGGGGATCGGCTGAGCCGGGTTCTGGACGTCGGCCTGGACGAGCTTGAGACCCATCGCGCTGGCCACCCGGGACTCCATGCCCGCGCACCGCGAGAGGTACTGGAGACCGGCCGTCAGCCGGGCGATCTGGCCCTGCTGGTCCTTCACGATGTCCAGGACGCTGGCGAGGCTGTCGGTCGTCGCCGATGCCTGCTTGCGCTGGGCGGCCTCGATGCCCTCGATCTGCTTCTGCTGGTCAGCCAGCGCGGCCAGTGCGGTACGGGTCATGATCTACTCTCCACCTTCGATCATCTGGGGTCACTGCTTGGGCTTGGGCTTGGGCTTGCGGACAGGCTGGTCGTCGTCCTCGTCGTCGTCGTCCTCGGGACCATCGGAGGACTTCACCGCCACGCCGGGCGGTTCCTCCTCGTCTTCGTCCTCTTCGTCGTCCGGGACACCGTCCTGGTCCTCGTCCTCATCGGGATCCGCACCGCCGAAGGGATTGCCCTCACCCTGAGCGTCGGGGTCTTCCTCGTCGGGGTCGATCTCGCCGTCCTGGGCTTCTTCATCGGCCACGACGTCCTGGGCTACGAGGGTTCCCTGCTCGCACGCCGGGCAGATGTCGCCCTCGGCGGCGCCCTCGCCCAGCTCGGTCTCCTCGGCGGAGACGTCCGGCGCGGCCTCGTCGGTGTCGACGGTCTCCGGCGGCTCCTGGGGGAACTCGGTGCCGCAGTTGTTGCAGATCAGCGTGCCGCCCTGCTCCTGCTCGGCCATCCGGTCCGGGTCGGTCATCATCGACTGGTCGAACTGGTCCTGCTGGTGACGCAGGTCGATCCGGCTGGCCATGCCCAGGTCCGGGTCCTTGAACGGGCTCGGCGGCGCGACGTACCCGCAGATCGAACAGCGGTGGCCGTCGTAGGCGTTGTCCTCGCCGCAGATCGGGCAGTTCTCGTCCCGGAGGGTGTCCACCTTCGGCGGGGCGATGGTCTCCCCGTAGGCGAGCTTCTGGGCCCCGTTACGGGGCAGCTCGAAAGCTAGCACCACCTCGCCGCGACTCCTTGACGTAGCCGGTGCCGGGACCGCTGTGCTCCATCTCGGGCAGATGCTTCTTGCGGAAGTCGTCCCAGGCGTTCTCGGCGTTTGTGCGTGAGACCTCGCGGCCCTTGTTCAGCCGGACGTCGTTGCCGGTGGCGGCCTTCTCGCCCTCCTGGTTCAGACGCTGGCGCACCAGCCAGGTGGTGGCCTGGACGGCGTGCCCGGGAATGTGCTCGCCCTCCATCTTGGAGATCCGCTTGCCTGCCTCGTGGTAGGCGTTCACCACGTGGTCATAGCCCGCCGAGCGCGGGATCGTGCCGTTCTTGCGCTTGGACGCGGCGGCCACCGGCGCCGAGCCGTAGTCATCGTTCGAGAGCCGCTTGCCGGTGGCGACGCCCAGCGCGTGCCGGTCGATGACCACATGCGACTGGTGCTCGGGGTGACCCTCGGGGTGCTCATCGCCGCCGTGCTCGATCAGGTGGCCGAAGTCGCGAATCTTCGGGCCGGAGACGGCCTCGTGCATGTGGCCGCCCGCCAGCACCTTGTCCGCCGAGGCGGCCTGGCTCTTGGAGGCGAACATGCCGGAGCCCGGCCCGCCGATGCCCTTGCCCTCGTGCAGCACGCGCGCGGCGTTGTGCATGTTCCCAGCCCAGCCCTGCTGCGGGCTGTAGATGGCCAGCATCGAGGCGCCCAGGTGCGCGTCACCGAGCGGGTGGCGCAGGTCGTGCGGCTCCTTCGGCGGCTCCTCGTTGAACGGCTTGCCCGCCGCCATCGCGGCCGCCTTGCGGTGCTCGTGGTCGGCCAGGGCCCCGTGGTAGGCCGCCGCGTCCGCCGTCTTCTCCGGCCGGATCGGAGCCAGCTTGGCGATCGACTTGGCCACCAGGTGCGCGTCCGGGTACCAGCGCTTGCCCTGGGCCTTCTCGTCATCCGTGGCTTGGTTCCAGTGGTCCACGATGTGGTCCGAGTGCACCGGGTTCGCCTTGAACCACGGGTGCTCGGAAGGGTGGCTGTACCGCGCTGCCTCGCGCGCGATGAAATCCGACAGCAGCGGCCCGGTCATGCGCCGTTCCTTTCGTACCACTCCGCGAAGCGCGGCCCTGGGTCTTCGATGGGGGTGAACCGGCTCGGCGTGCGGCGAGAGGCCGTGCGCTGGAGTCCGGCGGTGAGGTGGTCGAGCCCCGGCCCGGTGACCGGCTCGGAGGTGAACATGGCGGTCGGGTCGGCGGGGTCCTCGACCAACAGGCTGTTCTCGAAGAACCGCAGGCCGAAGCACTGCTCGAAGACGAACTTGCCCGGCCCGCCGGAGGCGAAGTACTTCTTGCCCTTCATCCCCGGGATGTGTTGGCAGTAACTGAAGGTGTCGTAGGCCTTGTTCCCGCACGCCGAACAGACCGAGTAGTCGACATCGACCCCCATCGAGGTCTTGTCGATCTTCTTCAGCAGAATGGCGCGCGCGAGCTTGGGGAAGGTCTCCGCGTCGACTTCATGCAAGCCCTCGACCCAGATGTCCGGCGTGCCGTCGGGCTGGTGGTGCCGATGCAGCACGGCGTCCACGATCACACCCCGCGCCCGTCGGTGGTTCTCGTTGTGGTGGTTGACGAAGGCGGGCTTGCCGAAGAAGGTCTTCCAGCCGTAGCCGGGCTTCTCCGAGGCGATCTCCTCGGCCGGGAAGCCGTCCCAGTTGTCGTTCACCCGGTTCGAGATCATGCGCGACCGCGCGTAGATCATCCCGCGCCTCGGCTCGTACTGGAACTCATGTCGAGCAGCGTTCCGGATCAGCCCTCGCCGGGGTGGCTCCATCGCGTCGATGATCAGGGCGGTCGCCCGCTTCTTCAGCACACCAGCTCACCTCGTTCCTGCTCGCCCATTGGGCGGCGCGAGGTGAGCTGGTGACAGTTCAGCGGCCGCCGAGCAAGCCAGAGACGGACGGGGCCGTGCGGGTGCAGTCGTAGGTCGGGTTCTGGAAGTCGAAGCTCTGAGTGCGTTGACAGTCCGTCGTCGAGCCGTCGGGGTTGTGCACGACCCAGCTCAGCGGCGGCTTGCCGTCGTTGCCCTGCGGGCCCTGGGGCAGCGGCCCGGCGTCGGCGGTGGTGCCGTCGGTATAGGTGACGATCAGATGCCCGCCATCGGTGGTGACGCCGGTGATGCCGCGACCCGGAGCGCCATCCTTGCCCGGGTCGCCGTTTTTACCGTTCGCGCCAGGCTGCCCGTCCTTCCCGACCACCTGGCCAACGTCCTCGCTCTTGCCGTCGGAGTAGACCAGCACGAGACGGCCGTTGTTGATGATCGAGCCGGTGATGCCGCGTCCAGCCGGGCCCTGGGAGCCGGTGACGACTCCCTTGTCCTCGGTGGTGCCATCGGTATACGAGACCTGGAAATGGCCGCCCACGATCGCCGTGGAGGTGATGCCGCGCCCGTTGGACCCGGCGATGCCGGGCTCACCCTGCTTGCCCTGGGCGCCCTGCGCACCAGGGACACCCGGGGGCGCAGCTGCGATGATGGCCTGCTTCAGCTGCTTGGCCAGCTCGCAGAGACCGGCCTGCTCCATCTCCTTGGCCGCCGCCCCGCCGCGCAGGCACAACTCGGTGTTCTTGTCCGAGGTGGTGTTCGCCACCTGGCCCACGGTGCCGAGCTGGGTGACAGCGGTGTCCTTCTCCTGGGTCACCGCGTCGACCTTGGCGGTGGGGATGGCGAAGAGCGCAGCCAGGAGAGCTACCGCCATCCCCGCCATGCTCAGGCGGCCGAGGAAGCTGCGCCACTTCTCTCGACGGCGGAGCTGTTCGTGCTCGACGAGCAAGAGGTTCGCCTGGGGCGTCAACGTCGGATCAATGGACATGGCCAGTCCCCTCACCGGGTACTGGGATGTCGTTCTGGATCAGCGCTCGCCGGTATCGAGCTGCCTCATCCTCGGCGTTGTGCATCCGTTTGCGGTAGTCCTCGGTCTCCATCTCAGCCTCATCGGCACGCAAGTTCGCTCGCCGGTTCTCGGCCTCAAGCCGGGTGATGACAGAGTCTTCCGACTCTATCCGGCCCTTCCGGCGACCATCTATAACCCTAGCCACGGTGGCAACCAGGGTGGCGAATCCGCCGCCAAAAACGGCGCCCAGGATCAGCTCAAGGTTCACTCTGTGCCACCCCGTACCCGAGGCGCGTGGTGAAAGACCTGCCACAGCTCGCTGTAGCGCCGGACCAGCAGCAGGCACAGCGCGAGTGTGCTGAACAGGACGTAAACGAGACCGGGAAGCTCCGCGACCCGGTGGTTGTCGATCAGCTGCATGGCGCGCACCACCAGGATCACGGTGTACGCGGCGTAGCCGGTCAGCAGCAGCGTGATGGCCGCCAGCTCGAATCCGAGGTTTCGCAGGGATGCACCCAGGACACCCACGAGGCCTCCCACGGTCAGCGACGCGGCCCACACGTAGATGTAGATCTTCCAACTGACCAGTGCGAAGCTGGCCAACGGGACGAAGAACGACATGACGGCCGAGACGCTCATGAACAGGTAGGCGAGGAGGTGCAGCCATCGCGGAAGCGGACGCATCGGCACGGCGGAATCTCCTCGTCACCTGACGGACGTGCAGTTACGGGGTCGGGCCCGCCGAGGGCTACTTCAGCGCCAGGACGAGCACGGCGACGAAGCCGCAGAGCGCCGCGATGTGGAACAGCAGCGGGCTGCGGTAGCTCGGGACCGTGGCCCACAGGATCGCGTGCAGCGCGGTACCGGCCACGGCGAGGATGGCCAAGATCAGAACGAGCAGTTCCACGAATACCTCCTTTGTCGCAAATTGGCACCAGATCCAGGGCCACGGACAGGAGAGTCTGTGGCCCTGAATGATCAGGTGATTACGCTCCCTGCGACCGGAGGATGAGCCCCTTGAGCGCGGTCTGGACCTCGTCCTGGTTCAGCTGGTAGTTCTCGTCCTCGATCACCTTGCGGACCAGCGCGAGGAAGTCGCGGGTGCTGCTCGGGACGCCCCACTCGGGGTTGGCCACGTGCTCGTCGATGATCGCCTGGACCTGCTCGCGGTCGACGTCGCCCGGCACCAGCCACAGCGTGCTGGAGCTGTCCCCGGGCGTCTGCGAGGTCGAGAGCTGGATCGGAACGTCCAGGGCCTTCTCCAGCTCGTCGTGCAGCTGCGCCTCGTTCACCGGCTTGTGCACCTCGAAGACGGCGGCGTCCTGGTCCGGGAAGGGACTCCAGGGCGTCTCTTCGGCGACGGCCGGAGTCTCCTCTGGCGCTTCCTCGACGGGGGTGACGTCGGTCATGCGGTTCTCCTTGATCAGCAAAAGATGTCGGACGGATCGGCGTCCTGGTGGGAGAGGGCTGCCTCCAGCAGCTCGTAGTGGGTCCCCTCGATCTTGAGGTCCCCGAGGTTGCGCGCCTTCCGGCCGTCGTTCCCCTCGTTGATCAGTTCCTGCTGCTCGGCGAAATCGAACTTGGCCGCCGCCTCCTTGGCCAGGTGCGCCTTCGCGGCCGCCGCGATGTCGTCGTCGGGCTTGCTCGCGGCGGCGGTCAACAGCTCCTGCCCGGCGGCCGTGCGCTGGAAGGCGGCGATCACGTCGGCCACCTCCTGACTCTCCGGCACGGCGCTTGCGTGGTAGCTGTTCGGCAGCGAGCTACCACCATCGAGCAAGTGGATGTTCGCATCCTGGTCCGGCACCATCTGCGCGGGCGGGTTGTCCGGGATCGGATCGAGGTCGTCCTGGGTCATCTCGGCCGGGCGCATGGTGGCGTCCTCGTCACCGTAGGTCGTCGGCAGCGCGGGCTCGGGCTCGTCGTGCAGCACCGCATCGAAGCCGAGCGACGGCGTCAGCGGCTCAGGGTTGGCGTCCAGGTTGTCCCAGTTGTCCGGGTCCTCGCTCGCGGCCCAGCCGGTGCTGGCCGGGTTCGTGGTGTTCGAGTGCGCGGGCGCGCTGGTCCCCCGGCCCGGCTGCGGGTTGGTGTTCGAGATCGGGTCGAAGGCCGCTGCCGCCTTCGCGGTGTCCAGCGAGGCCTTGGCGATCTCCTTCCACGGCGTGTTCGCCTTGACCTCGTCGCGCAGGTTCGGGATCTTCTTCGCGTCGTCGGGATGCCACCAGGCGGCCTGCTCGTGCCCGTCGCCCTTGGGGTCGTCCGGGTTCGGGACCACCCGTCCGTCCTTCATGGACAGGTCCTTTTCGGACGGGATCACCACGACGTGCCCCTGGTACACCCCGTTCGGGGAGGCCCAGACGTGCTTGACCGCGCCGTGCAGGGGGAACTGCTGACCGACCTCCTCCTCCCACTCGCGGATGCCCGCGTGCAGGCTGGAGATGTCGCCCTCCTCGTGGTGGCCGCCCGGGAACTCCCAGGTGCCCGCCGCCGGGTCGTCGGGGTCGTCCAGCCCGCGCTGGAGCATCAGCACGCGGCCGGTGTCGTGTGCCTTGAGCGCGATGCCGGAGACGTGTGGGCCGGGCGGCCGCTGCTTCGCGCCCTCGTGGTGCCCCTCACCGCCCAGCGGCGCCCCGCAGTGCGGGCACCGATGGTGCTCGAAGGCCTCCACCCCGATGAAGCCGCCGCAGTGCGGACAGCGGCGCTCGCCGCCCTCCTCGTGCTCGGCGGTCTTCCACAGCAGTACGGCCGTACGGTGTTTTACCCCGGCGCGCACCAGGTTGCCAACGACCTCGCCGGGGTCGGCGTCCTCTTCGCGCAGCCGCGCGACCAGCGTGCCGACCAGGGAGCCCTCGTAGGGTCGCGCGAAGACGTGCTCGCCCGAATCCGGGTCGTACCGCACGATCGAGCGCTCGCGCGACGTCGGCTCGGAGGGGTGAACCTCCTTGCCGAACATGCCCTGGCTCTGGGCCTCGAACTGGAGCGCCAGCGCGTGCGAGCACTTGCGGCCCTCGAACCGGGCGAACGCCGGACTGCGATCGAAGGCGTAGGCCGCCCACTTGCAGCCGCAGGTCCAGTCGGCCACCTTTTTCGTGCCGGGCCGGTAGACCAGCAGCGCCTCGTAGGTGCCGTGGTCGCCCTTGACGTGGCCGCCGATGCCGTCGTTCGAGGCGACGACAATCGTCACGCCGCCCTCGGCCCGGATCCGCTTGGCCTTGCGCTGGACGTCAGCCCAGGAGGCGGTGATGTGGAAGCCGAGATCGGCATCTCGCGTGGCCGTACGCAGCATGGCGCCCGGCTCGGGGGCGAGCTTCTCGATCATCAGTCCTCCACGTCCGCGTGGTGCAGAGCGTGCTCGATGGCCGGACCGTGATAGCCCGCCTCGGCGATGTCGTCGGCGTTGGTCCAGACATGGTGTGCGGGAACGACGGCCTTGACGATGTGCACCGGCCCATCGAAGCCCTCCGAGCCGTGCAGGTGCGCGTAACTGGCCGACGGGGTCACCCAGTCGCCGGTGCGGATGCCGTGGTGCTCGGCGGGCTGGGCGCGGTAGATCGTGATCGGATTGTCCGGCTTCCCCTCGGCCGACTTGATCGCGCGGTCCAGCTCGTGGTCGTGGAAACCCGTCCAGTGCTGCGGGTGGCTGTAGATGTCGCTGTGCCCTGCGCCGAACGGCGAGCCGCCGTAGGTGCCGTGGACGTCGTTCAGATCGTGCAGCGGCGCCCCGTTGCCGGGCCCCGGCGGGCGGTGGCCCACCCAGTTCTCTTCGCTGGCGGTACGCATCTGAGCGGCCAACCTCCGCATCGCGCCATGCAGCTCTCCGGCGGAGGGCTGCGGCTCTTCGGAGACTACCCGTTCGGGCAGGGAGGAGGGTACATCAGCGATCTTGAGCAGCGTGATGTTCACCGGGCCCCAGCTGGCCGTGTGCTGCTTCGCCTCGCCCTCGTCGTAGGTGTGGTGCACCCAGCCGTTTCGATCGGCATCCGGATGCTCGATGTCGGGCTTCCAGGACATGCCGGTCACCTCGACCTTCCGGCCGCGCCGGATCGGCACCTCGCGTTCCTTGCTGGCGTGGTCGTAGGGGAACACGCCGTTGCGGAAGAGGTGCTCCGGCCGGGTCTCGATGTCCTTGCGCTCTGGGCCCTTGGCGTGCAGCACCACCGGGATGTCCCGGCGCGGATCCATTACGCCGGAGTGCGCGAAACTCGTTGCCCGCTGCTCGTTGGTGCTCCAGTGCATGCCCATCTTGTGACCTTCGGGCATGGCCTCGTGCAGAGCCTGGAGGTGCTCGGCCTTGGACTTGGTAGGGTCGTTGAGCACCTGCGCGTGGTGCGGCTCCACGCGCAGCGCGAAGCCTCGGTGGATGCCCTCGTCCTTCACGCCCGGGTGCCAGAGGTCCCAGTCGGTCGGCTCGCCATGGGCGCTGTTGGTATGGCTCGGCGTGTTCTGATCGCGCTTCTGCTCGTGCAGGAACTTCATCGTCGAGCCCGGATGCCGATCCTGGATCTCATTCAGCAGGGCAGAGCCCGAGCCAGGCGTGTCCAGGCTCGGGTGCAGGCTGTCGATGTGCACCGGACCGCCCCGGCGTTTGGGCGGGAAGTACTCGACATGACCGCCGGACTGCCGCGACTCCTCGTCATGGACATGCAACGTGTGCTTCACGGGGAACTTGGTGCCGCCGGTGTCCTGTTCGTGCAGTTGAAAGGCCCAGTTGCGAGCCGTCTTCTGATGGCTGTGCGCCGAACAGAAGCCGTCATCGTGGTAGGCCAGCTCGTGCTGGAGGGCCTCAGACTCGTCGTCGGAGTCGAAGCCACAGCCCAGGTACGCACCCGCCAGCGCGGAGTACTTCTCCAGCGACCGGGGCAGCCGCTTGGAGAAAGGCGACCACTCCGGCTCGGGGAAGCCGTGCTTGTCGGCGTCGTAGACGTGCCCCTCGACGGACTTGTCCCCGCGCAGCATCGCGGCGGCGGTCCGGTGGTGGCCGTCCAGCGCGTAGTAGTCACCGCCGTGCTTGACGAAGATCGGCCGGTCGTTCGCGGGGTAGTTCGGCCGCCCGCTGCCCGATCGGCGGTCGGGATCCTTGAGGTAGGAGTCGACGCCACGTTTGGTCACCCGTGCCTGCGTCGCGTAGATCGTCGAGCCGTGCAGCGGGACATGGGTGATCTCGCCCTTGTCGTGCCAGTGCGCGAAGTCGTTCTCGCGGCCGGAGTAGCCCCGGAACTCGTGCACGCCGGTGTGCTGCCCGACGGCCTGTTCGTCTTCCCAATCCGGGTTGTCGCCGTGGTTCGCGAAGTTGGTCTTCTCGCCCTCGACGTACCCGGCGAAGCCCACGCGCCGGGTCGGGATCGTCGCGGTGTCGTCCTCGACGGACGCCGTGGTACTCACTCGCGAGTCGAAGTCGATGAAGTCGTTGATCCCGGCCTGGCCCGGCGCGCCGGTGCCGAGCGAGGCCCCCGAGCGCGGGTCGACCGCCGGGGACGGGTGGTTCGAGGGGTCGCCGATCAGCTCGGGTGTCCACTGCATGCCCTCGTGCGCGGACATCGTGCCCCCGCAGGTGGCGCAGGTGGCCTGCCGGACCCGGCCGTTGTCCGTCAGGTCCTTGAAATCGGTCGAGCCGCAGTACGAGCAGCTGGATGGGGCGTCGTCACCCCCGGGCTCGTCGTGGTCCTCGGCGTCGGCCTCCTGGCGCTCCTCGCTCAGCGCGGCCGTGAAGGTCATCTTCCCGGGGTCCGGCCGTTCGTCGAGGATGCTGCCCAGCTCGGGGTAGTCCTCCACGGCGAGGTGGACTCCGGCGGCCGCCCGGCTGCTCGGCATCTTGCTCAGCATCGAGGCGCTGTAGTTGCCGCCGCCCATGCCGTTGTCGAGCGTGACGAGGTAGTTCTCCGCGCCCGCGATCGGCCCGTCCTCGACCTGGTCCACGACGCCCGGGAACCCGTCGATGGTCATGACGTGCTCGCCCGGCTGGAAGTCCCAGTAGTCCTCCGACCGGATGCCGCCGACGTGCTGCGTGGTCATGTGGCCTCCTCGCTATTTGGGTGGCCAGACCTCGACCGGCGGCAGGCCGGTTACCCGACCTCTTCGTCCCACTCGGGCTTCCACTTCTCGCCCGGCTCGATCTCGACATACCGGCGCATCCCGATGTGCCGGGGCGGCCCGTAGAGCCCGGTGGGCCGGTAGTTCTGCGGGTTCCGGGTGACCACGCCGGTCTCCTCGTCCTTGATGTCCTCGATCGAGTTGTCCGGCGGGACGTAGTGCGTGGCGATGGCGCGGCGGATCTGGCCGTAGCGGTAGCGGAACCCGGCCACCTTCCGGGCGGCAGGCTTGGGCATGCTGGCGCGCTGCTCGTCGGACTCCGGCGGCCGCTGGTCGCCCTCTTCGGGCACCTGGGCGGACATGGGCATCGGGATCACCTGCGCCTGCGAGTCGGTGTCGTCGGCCCCCTCGTCCTCGCCCTCGGCCAGGTCCTCCTCGGACGGCGCGAGCGCGGGCGTGGGGGTGTCGTTGGTGCCCATGGTCGGAATGACCATGTCCTGCTCGGACGGGTCCTGGGCGTTGAGCGCCATCGGCTGGAAGTCCTTCTTCAGGTCGTCCGGGATCGGCAGGCCCGCGTCCCGGAGCGCCTCGTAGGTCTCCTTGCGGGTCTCTTGCTCCAGCACGGCCAGCCGGATCTGCTCCTGCTTCTTCTGCTCCAGCATCTCCTCGAAGTCGAGCCCGGTGCCGAGGATCCGGCGCTCCTGCGGGATCGGCACGCCGGTGGCGGTGAGGGCCTCGATAAACTGGCGCTCCTGGGCCTGGTCGGCCAGGTTGAGGGTGTCGAACTCCAGCTCGGGCACGAGCAGCTTGGGCTGCTCGACGATCTTGTCCTCGCCGGTCTCCTCGTCGCGGAGCAGGACCTCTTCCATCTTCACGTACCGCTTGCCGTTGCGGACGTCGTAGTCGAAGTGCTCCTGGGCCTCGGCCACGATCCGCATCCGGTCGCGCGCGAAGTCCTTGAGCTGCTTCTGGTGGTCGGTCATCAGCTGGGTGACGATGTCGCGGTTGAGCGCGTCGGCCGCGTAGGTCTCGCCCGCCTCGGCGCCCTGGAGCATGGTCCGGCTCAGGCCGAAGGTCTGGAGCATCCGGTCCTCGATGCGGTCGAAGTCGCCGGAGAGGTCCGGCATCTCCTCCTTGCCGAAGACGTTCTCGATCGTCGTAGCGAAGTTGTGGACCATGACCCGGAAGTCGGCGGCCAGCGCCTCGTCCAGCGACTCGCGGAAGTCGTCCAGCTCGTCCTGGGTGGGGATCCAGGGGACGTCGGTGCCCAGGTCGCTCGCGGTGGCGCCGAGCTTGGCCAGCAGCAGCGGGGTGTACAGCCGGTCGGAGATGGCGTCCTGGGCGGTGTTGAGCATCTCCTCCTGGAGCACGGCCCGGAACGCCCGCATGATGATCGGGATGCCACGCTTGTGGAAGGTGTCGGCGTCGAACTTGATCTGCTTGAGCAGCATGCCGCTGACCGGCATCCGGCTGTTCTCGCCCGCGTAGGCGACCAGCTCGGGGTAGCTCTCCACCAGCTGCTGGTACTCCCATACCGGCTGCCGGTTGCGCAGCACGTCGCGCAGGGCCTGCGGGAGCTTGATCAGGAAGCGAGGGTCGCGGCTGATCGGGCTGCGCTCCACGAACACGTCGTTCGGGTGCAGCAGCTCCTCGGACTCCCAGACGCCGAGGATCTCGTTGAAGGTCCCGAGCGGGAAGGCCTCACCGACCATCCACTTCTCGCGGGAGACGTCGACCAGGAACTTCTTGTAGTCCAGCTGCTCGAAGAACAGGTCCTCGTAGAACTCCTTGAGCTGGTTGTCCTTGCACTTGATCGACATCCCCTGGAGCGGGTACTTCGCGTAGATGTCGATGCAGCTGGCGATGATCGGGTGGCTCAGGTACAGCAGGCGGCAGAACTCCCGCAGCTTCGCCATCTCCTCGTCCTTGGAGATGTCGAACGGGAGGTTGTTCTGGCGCCAGTAGAACATCGGGTCGCGCGGGCGCCCCAGCGCGAACGCGAGGTCACCGCCCCCGCCCCCGCCGGTGAAGGTGTCGGAGACGATCCCGGCGCCACCGTTGGCGCGCTTGCGGATCGCCGCCACTCGCCGGTTCCGGCGCATCTCTGCAACCACGGGATCCTCGGTGTAGGCCCGGCCAGGGGAGAGGCTCCGGGTGGGCACGACGATGCCCGAGGGGGTGGAACCCGGCGTGCTCTCGGGCCGCCGCTGCCCTCGTCGATCGTTGACCCGGAATTCGGCCACGCGCCACCTACTTCTTCCTGCTGGAGGTCGTGCTGGTGCTCGTCGTCTTCTGGGTGGCGGGCTCGATCACGCCGTAGGCGATGAGCCGGTCCACCTCGACGGCCTCGGCCGGGGTGTCGCGACTCAGCTCGACCGTGCTGCCCAGCTCGTGCTCGCCGGAGTCGTCGGTCCAGCCATCCTGGAGAACGCGGTAGCGCGGCATCAGTGGACTCCGATCTTGCTGCGGATGACCTTCAGGACCCGCTTGCGATCACGGGCAGACTCCAGCGCCACGTGGCGGAGGAAGGCGTCGTGCTCGACGGCGACGCCGGAGCGCGTCCGATAGGACTTCTTCGCGAACGGGTTGCCGCTGTCCTCGTCCTCGTCATCCTCTTCGCCGTCGTCCGGCGGCCCAGCGCCGTCCTGGCCGTCCGTGAACGGGTTGTCGGCGTTCTCGTCCTCGGGATCGACGTCGATGCCCTCAGCGGCGTCCTGAGCCTGCATCATCTGGTCGTCGTCCTGGCCCGGCCACTGCGGGCCCATCCCGGGCACCTGGATCGGCACGCCGTTGATGGTCTGCGGGAAGGCCGGGTAGCGCGGCTGGACCTGCACGGTGAAGCAGTTCTTGCAGAATCCGCACTCGATGGTGCCGTCCGAGCGCGCGATCACCTGGCCCGAGCCGCAGGACGGGCAGTGATAGACCACCTGGGGGTCGCCGGAGTCGTGCGCGATCTTCATGATCGACGGCGTGCCCTCGGCCAGCAGCCTGGCCAGCCGCTGGCCACGGGGGGCGTTCTCCGGCATCGGGCCGAAGCCGATCCGGACCGCGTAGCGCTCAGTCATCAGCTCCTCCGCAGGCCTGGCTCAGCAGGTCCCGGCTGGCCACGCGGTAGATCAGTTCCTGGTCCTCTTCGTCCAGCTCGGCCAGGTGCGCCTGGAGGGTGGCTGAGTGGCGCAGGCGAGCCTCGACGAAGGCCAGCGCCTCCTCGCCGACGTCGGCGGTGTCGGCGAAAGCGCCCACGCTGGCCAGCTGCTGGATGACGCTCACAGGGCCGCTGGTGGCCAGGATGTGCGCGGCGCCGGTCTTGGCCACCGGCCCGACCTCCAGCGAGTCCTCCCAGCCGTCCTGGTCGGTCACCGCCGCCTGGACTTGCCGGGTTGCCGGGGCGGCCACCTCATCCAGCTCACGCTCGAAGGTCATCCCTGGACCAGAGCCGAGGAACCACTGGACGTGTCCGGCGTTGGCGTTGGCGAGCGCGAGGATCTTGCCGTGCGTTCCGAGCGGGACGCCGTTGCTGCCGTCGCCGATACTGGTGATCGCCTGGCCTTCGTGGAACATTCACGCCTCCGGGTACTGGATCACCGATTGACGAGCCAGATGCACCGCTTCGGACAGGGAGAGGCCCGGGTTCACCTGGCCGATGGTGGCGACCCGGCGCAGGATCTGGCCGTCCTTCTTGCCCGCGAAGACGCGCTTCTTCTCGCGCCGGAACTGGTCCTGGCCCCAGCCGCCAGCGCGCTCGCGCGGGGGCCGGTAGGGATCGATCTCCGGGTGCAGGTCGAGGTCGACCAGCGAGCCGCAGCGCTGCTGCCCGCAGACCCAGTGAGCGTGGTCGCGGTAGTCGGCGACGAGCGAGGTGTCCGCCGTCCCGCAGCGCGGGCAGCTGGCGCCCTTGAGCAGCAGGCCGGGCTTGTCCGTCTGCGCCACCTCGCGGCGCTGGCCGAGGAACGGCGTCTTGGTCACCCACTGGTCGTCGTAGTGGGGCGCGACCAGCGGCGCAGGCGGGTTCTCGCCGTAGCCGGGGTGCGGGTCGTGCTTGTCGTAGACGTACAGGTTCGAGCGGTTCACCTGGCCCGGCACCGGGCGTGTCGGCTCGCGGCCCTGGGTCTCGGTGTGCGACGGCGCATTCAGCCCGTTCGGGTGCGGGCCGGGGCCGGGGTACTCGTCCCAGCCCGCCTCCGGGTCGGTGCCGACCGGGAAGCCGGTGTCGGTGCTGTCCTTGGGGCGCGGCATCGGCGGCTGGGCCGCCTCCCGCAGGAACGCCGTGAAGATCGGCTCCGGTCCGGCTCGCCGGGCAGCCACCCGGCGCTGCTGCTCGCTGCCATCCCAGAGGTCGACGTTCTTCGAGCCGCAGGCGTGCAGGATCTCCGGCGCCGGGCGGTCGATCTCGCCTCGCTCGCCGCAGTCCATGCAGATGATCTGGATGCTCACTCCCGCTCCTCCTCATCGTCCTCGCCGCCCTCGGAGGAACGGATCGGGATCGGCTCACCGGCCGTCTGCGGCGTGTTGATGTGGCGATCGCCGGAACCCTGGAGCGGACGCTGCTCGGCGGGGCCGTTCCAGGTGTTGTTCGTGTACTCGTCGGCTGGGCCCTCGGAGGGGTTGAACATGTCCGGGCGCCGCCCGCGCTGCTCCGCCGTCTTGGTGGCCATGAAGGGGTTGTTCACCCCGGGCGCCGGACCGGCCGTTTCCGGGCCGCCCCCGCCGGTGGCGAAGGGATTGGTGCTGGCCCCCTGGTTCGGGATCGTCAGCGGCTGTCCCGCCTCCGCGCCGGGACCACCGGGCTCCATGGACGCCGGAGGGGTCGGAGCCCCACCGACATCGGTCTGCGCGGGTTGTGCACTGCCAGTGTCCGAAGAGGACGCTTCGGCGACCACCCAGCGCAGCGATGCGGCCTTTGCCGACTCACTGGCGCCGGGAACGTTGGCGTAGAGCGCCTTCTGGAAATCACGAGCGTCCTCTTTGGACTTAGGCTCGTCGTTCTTGCGCTCGCCCTTGTCGTTGAACACCGCGTAGCCGCCCTCGACCGGGCGGATGTCGTAGGGCGCGTGCTCGCCGCCGCCGGGCGCGGTGTGCCGGACGGCCATGACCCGGTTCGCCTGCTGGGCCGCGACCCACGGGTGATCCTCGTGCAACCGGACGCCGTGGCCCGGGTTACCGCCGAGGTGCTTCCAGGTGTCGCCCTCGCGGTAGACCGGCGTGTTGCAGTGCGCGCAGGCGCCGTGGTTGTCCTTGTCGGCCACTACCCAGCGCGAGGCCTGCTTGCCGGAGTTCGAGTACGCCACGTCCCCGCCGGTCGAGCCGCCGGACTGCACCGGCGGCACCCCGCCGTAGGCGTCGACCCGCTCGTCCGGCTCGGGCAGCGTCACGTCGGCCGGGAAACCGCCCTGGGCCGCCGTGCCCGCCACCCCTTCGGTGTCGGCGAAGTAGCTCGGGTTCTGGCCGGGGCCGGTCTGCACGCCCTCGCCGACGTAGCCCGCCGCGCCCTGGCGCCGGTTGCTGTGCAGGCGCTCGATCTCGCTCTTGCCCATCTCGACGCTCGGCACGGGGAAGTGCTTGACCTGCTCGTCGGGGGTGTCCTCGCCGCGCCAGCGATAGTGCGCGTACGCTCCGCCGCCCTCGGACCTCGGCCGGGGGCGCACGTGAGCGATCTCGTTGTCGGTGCCCGGCATGAAGCCGTAGGCGTGGCCGTCGTGGTGGTCCCACTCGACCACCGGCTCCGCCGCGCTGGTCTTGCCGAAGTTCATCGGGCGCTCGACCCAGCCTGCGTCCGGCGGGACCACCCACTGGCTCGGCTGCATCGGGTACTGCGCGTTCATCGGGTTGTAGGGGTCCGGCGCCATCTGCGCGAACTGCCCGTCGGAGCCGGTGTTCGGCCCGGCCTCCGGCCCGGCGCTGAAGTACGCCGGGTTCCCCGCCGTGCCGGTCTGGCTGCCCTCGGGGACGTCGGACTCGGACAGCGCCTCGTGCCGGATCCAGTCGACGCCCTGGGCGGTGGCCACGATCGGGTCGGCGGTGATCTCCCGCGTGCCATAGTCCACCACCTCGTAGTCGGCTTCCTTCACCAGCAGGAAGTCCTGCCGCAGCGACGCGGTAACCCGCGAGCGGAAGTCGTCCTCGGGGAAGAGCTGCTCCAGCTCCTCCGCGCACAGCGCTACCCGGTGGCCGAACTCCCGCTCGGTCCGCGCGGCCGAGAGGAACGGCCAGATGGCCGAGGTGGCCACCTTGGCGCGCACCAGGCGCTCATGGTCCAGTTCCTGCGCGACGTCGTGGGACGCCTCGACCCACAGATCGACGGTCATCGTCTCCTCCACCGGCCGACGCCGGGCGTTGTGCAAGGTGGTCACGTCCACGTTCGGCCCCGGGCCGAGGTACGGCGTCGGGCTGTACGGGGGCTTCGGGGGTTCGTCCGGGCTCTGCCACATCGGATCGGTGGTCACCGGCTTCCCGGTGGGCTCGGCGCCGTTGTAGGGAGCCGGGCCGCCGGGCGTCGCCGGGTCCTGGCCATCGGTCTTCGGCTGGATCCCGAGGTCGCGCGGAGTCTGGTAGCCCGCCGGGTCCTGGGACTGCGGATCCAGGCCCATCCCCTCGACATCAGCCGACGAGAAGCCGTCGGCGGTGCGTACCAGGCTCATCGCGCGCTCAGCCCTGCGCCTGGTCCAGCCACGCCTCGCGGGTGGCGATGAACCGCAGCGCGAGCTTGATCTCCGGGTCCTCGGCGTGGCGCGAGCCGGTGGTCATCACGCGGCCGCCGACGTCGGCGTGCAGGTCGGCCCCCGGCTGAAGGTTGTCCCCGGGGTTGTTGGTGTAGTCGTTGGCCTCGCTGGCGCCGTAGGGCTTCAGCGGCTGGTTGCCGTTGTCACCGCCGGTGCCGTAGGGCGGCGGCGCCTCGCCGAGGTTGCTGCCGCCCGCGCCCTGCGGCGGGACGCCGGGCTGGTAGCCGCCCGCCCCCATGTCGCCCGCCCAGCCCGAGTCGTCGTAGCCCGCCTGCTTCATCGCGGCGGCGTAGGCCTGCCGGGCCGCCGCCTGGGCGACCGCAGCCGCGTGCCGGGATGCACCCCGGCGCTGGTCGCGCTCGGCGATCTGCTGCTCGGCCTGGCTGATCGACTGGCTGACGTTGTTCGGGGAGAGCACCCAGGGGAAGGCCACGTCCTGGGGCAGCGGCGTCGGGCGCTGCTGGGTGTCGCTGGGGTCCACCGTCTGCTGGACCTGGTCCAGGCCGGAGTACGCCTCGTGGCGGCTGGCCGACCGCTGGTTGCCGTTCATGTTGCTCCCGTCTCGCTGGGTTCCTGCGTCACCGTTGGCCAGATCCGCCGAGGGGTCGGTCTGTCCGAGCGCCGGATCGTTGACCGGCACCACGTCTTGTGAAGCCCCGGAGCCGCTGTTGGCCTCCAGCTCCTTGATCTGCGGCGCGCGCTCGGAGGTCGTGGCCTCCAGCGGCAGCGCGTTGTCGTAGTTGCCCTGGCCGTAGTTCGTGCCCTCGGGCGTGCCCTGCTGGGCGGCCGCTTCCTTGATCGCACCGGTGCGCAGGTCACGGGTGCGCAGCTCGTTCACGGTCTCGACGA